CATAAGTATGTTTGTTGGCGAAGAAGATGATTATGGAGATAATGATGGAGACGAAGGGTTTTAAATAAAATTGATAAGTAATTTTATTATTACTTATTAATAATTATGTCTGAAGGTGATGGAACTGAAACCGTAATTAGGGTCATTTTTAATGACAAAACCAAGAGAACACTTAGTGAACTATTATATATGTCATATAATAGGAAAATTAAACAAAGTTTGGGTCAAATCAATGGAAACAATATTGATGCTCAAATGGCAAAACAAAATGAAATAAGAAACTTATTAAATGACTATAAACACAAATTTGAATTTATTGAAAATAATAAAGGGAATATAAATTGGCACAATCCAGAAATATTTGCTGTAATGCTTGCTTTATATTTACCCTCTGAACTTGTATTAAAATGTGGGAATTGGCAGGATATTAGAGATTGTTGGGGGTTTGATGGAGAAGAAGAAATTTACTCTGGAGATATAAACTCCGATATTACAAATTATGAATGTGCATGCGGTCATTCAATTAAACATATTTATATAGCCACACGTAAAGACGATATACACGCGCCGTCACTTACAATTGGTAGTTGCTGTCTTCGTAAGTATAACTTTATTTCAGCCGAAGAATTTAAACAACTTAAACGGGAAGAAACCAATCATAGAGATAATTTTATATGTAAACAATGCAAAAAACGTCAGGGTGATAGAAAAAGTGATTATAATACAGTTTTAGAAATGTGCGATGAATGTATTACGGCTCAGCAGCGCAAAAAAACTGAAAAATCGCAAAATAAAGTAATAAATATAAAATACAAATGTGCAGCCAATGGATGTAATAAAATATTGGATGGAACTAAACATTTCCCGTGTTGTTGGTCTCATAGAGACAATGTTTTACCTCAAGATAGAATATGTTCCAAACCTAATTGTGTCCATACTATTATATCATCAAGACGCTCAAGATTTTGTGTATATTGTGAATTAATTCCGGATACCAGCGTTGAATTAACAAATAGAAAATGCGGTAATGATGAATGTGATAATAGTTGTGGACCCGAAAATTGGAAAATAAAATGTACAGAATGTTATTATTCAGATAAATTAAAAGAACGTAATTTCGGAAATGAATTTATTGAATTTAATCTGTCTTCGGATGAAAGCAGTGATGAAGGGAACAATGTTAGTCTAAATTTATAATAATAAATAAATAACAATAAGTCTACCTAAATATAAAAAAAATGATGTAATATATATCATGAATCTTAGATCATTTATAAGAAAACATATTATATCATTCGCAATTGTTATTTTCATTGTTATTTATTTAATTATCCATAAAATTAAACCTGGATTTATTTACAATAATGATGGCTCATTGAGACAATTTGGTATGGGGTATAAACATAAAACTATTTTACCGATGTGGTTAATTGTTATAGTGTTATCAATTCTTTCATATCTATTAGTCCTGTATTATTTAGCATATCCTAAAATAAAATATTAATACTTTAATCTTTAGTATAATAAACACGAGGTTTACCCTTTTTAGCATCATCCTCTTTCTGTTTTTTAACATTATCTTCATATGTTTTATGACGTTTCTGCATTTCTTTAACTGACCTTTGACAATTTTGATTTACCATTGAATTATAAGTCATAGAACACACCAGTAAACCCGTTAATAAATACCATATAAAATCTGCTACAATATCCTTTAAAACCACAAATTTTTCAAACCTTTTCTTTAAGCTAATATTGTCTGATGCTCCTTTTCTAAATAAAGGTTTCATTCTAGTCCAAAACGTGTTAAATGTTTCAGGAGTTACTTGGTTTATTAACATTGATGGGTCACTGTAAATATGATCTATTGAAACATTTATATCACTCGAAATATTAGAAGAATTTACTCCTTTTAAGTTTACTGATTTATCAAACTTTTCCTTTAACATTTCATTTAATAGAAGACTCTTAACTCCTGCTGCTTTTACCAATAAATAACCAAACGTGTTAGCAAATGGTGTTTTCCAACCCGGAAACATTATTAATACTACATTTAATATGCCGAAAATAAATACCCAAGGAATTAAAGTATATATAAACGCAAACCCATAACTACTTTCACCACAAAGTTCTTTTGTTACACTTATATTAACACTAAATTGTGATAATATTAATGATAAAAAATAAATTGCCGAAATAACTTTAAGTGAACTTGAATCAAAATACATATAACGACAAATAAAATATATTATTGTTATCACTAAAAATAATACTAACGACAATGTTGCTCCTTCCATATATATTTTATAGGTATTATTTATTTTGTTATTATAACATTAATTATTATGAGTAGTTATTTACCAAATTTAATTGAACCAGGAACAAAATATTTCTTAGATTCAACTCTTAAAAATTGTAAAAAAATCAAAGATAAATATTATTATTATATTTTTAACGCCTCAGCATTTATTTTATTAATTGTTATTTTAGCGATGATAATGACATTTATGTATAAAGGTAAATCTACACCATTAGAATTAGCACAAAAATCCAAAGAAAAACGTGAGTATATACTACTTAAAATTAAAAGCCTTCAGGATGTTAAGAGAGAGAAAAGACAGGAACTTATTACAAATTTACCTAAATGGAATAGCGAAATTGATTTAATCAACAGAAAATTATATAAATAATATATAATAATGGATAACCACGATATATTGGAACAATTTAATGCTTTTTATAAAATAAAGCATGAGTATGAACAAAATGTAAGTAGACTCAAAAATAAAATAATTCATAACCCATCTCTATCCAAAGCCGAAAAACGTAAAAGATATCTACTTATTAAGCCGAAATGTATCAATTGTAAGAAACCTGTTGGTACAATATTTTCTACGAAAGATCGGAAATTAATAGCATTGTGTGGTGCTAATAATCCAGGTTCTTCGCAAAAACCATGTAAACTAAATATAAATATAGAGAGAGGTTCTATAATTACTTTAGATAAAGTAATAGATGCTTTAAGACAATCTCTTGATGAAGAAAAAGACGAGATTATTAAAACAAAATTAAACCTTTTATTTAACTTCATTTCTGAAGAAACCGCACTCACACAGTTTAAAACTCAAAAATCTGATTATGAAAACACCCAGAGTCAATACGATAAATATTTAAAACAATTAATTCTTGTAACTGAATTAATGGGAAAAAAAGAGTCTATTAATTCATACGATATACAAATTTATGAAACTATACAAGAAATTAAATCCACATTAATACAAGCCACAAACGATGATTCTGGATCACACCAATTGATACATGATTCTATTGAAATGGTTACAGGCAAATTAACACCTCTCATAACATTAAACAATTCATTAAAATATAAATATAGAGGCGTTATTTTTAACTCTGAACTAAATACATTTAACATTATTGAAAAGCCTTATATAGTTTCAGATACAGAAATTATAGTTGATACAGCACCTACTATAATATCCAATATAAAATAGTATCACCTTTATATATATATATCAATGAAATTCATCTCATTTCCAGCGTTTTTTATAAGCTTAGCTATTGGTATATTTTTTGTTTATTTGACAAATCCAGATCAGGAAATTATATATATATATCCAACCCCTGATAATATTTCAAAAGTCCAATATAAAGACCTAGCTAATAATTGTTATACATTTACCCATACAGAAGTTGAATGTCCTACAAACCCAGACATGATTAAAAAAATTCCTATACAAAAGTAATATGTCTATATATATATATATGGAAATTCATGTTCGTCGTCTTTTATATTCAAAGCATAGCAATATATTTTTATCTCTTATTCTAGGTTTCGGGTTGGCTACTATTTTTAGAAAAGTTTGTAATAAAAGAAATTGCATAACATTTAGAGCGCCGCCTATGGATGAAATAAGTGGTAAAACTTTTAAGTTTAATAATAAATGCTATAAATTTAAAGAACATATTGTTAATTGCGATAAATCCAAAAAAATGGTTGCTTTTGCGTAAATTTCTCAATCTATCATTCTATTATGTATATTAAATGACAACTATGCTTTCTGAATTACCATCTGATCCTGGTTTGTCTCAAACTTCTGAAAATATTGTATTGCAAACAACAGACACTAATTTTAATAATAACTTTGATAATCGTAAAAATGAAAATGCTGTTATTGAACAGGATACCATGAATATGATTGTTAATGGAATTCAAAAGGCATCAATATTAGGTGCTACCAAATTACCTGCCAGAGATATACCAACTAATACGGGACATTTAACACAGGACGTAGAAACCACAGCTAATTACGTGCCTCAACCATCACATAATGTTGATTTTGTAAAAAATCACGAAACCGAGCAAGAAATGTATTTATCAAATACGAGAGAATTAAATAAAAAAAATTCTTTAGACGTTATCTATGAAGAACTACAGGTCCCGATTTTAATTGCATTCTTATTTTTTCTGTTTCAATTGCCATTTTTTAATAAAATTATATTTCAATATGCGCCATTTCTTTTTGTTAAAGATGGTAACTTAAAGCTTTCTGGTTATATAACAACAAGTTTAATTTTTTCTACTTTATATTATACGTTATCTAAGATTTTAAAACATTTTAGTAATATATAAATAATGGGTTCAAATTGTTCAAAGCAAGCATGTAGGGTAAGGTCTAGCGAGCAATCAATCTCCGAATATAGAATGTCTAAAATTATTAATCCATTAATAGATACGTTCTTTAATGAAAAAATTAAAATTAGAGAAGTGTATATACTCATACTCAACCACCAACTATTTATACATAATAAGATAAGGATCGTTCTTGTTCGTTATTTAACTTTACAAAAAAATATTCCCCCAAACCTATTTAATCGCCTTGCTTGTATTCTTGATTATGTTAATGGACTTATAACTGAATATTATTTACAATTTCCCGAACGATTACAGTATCCAGATACTGAAATAACACATCGCCCCACCATCTTATAGAGCTTAATAATTATCCTACTGCAATACATAGACAAGCCAACAAACTAGCTGAAAAGCAAACCACCTTCTTTCTTTCCTTCTTTGTTTCCTTTTTTTTACAACATCGTTGACATTTGCATATATCCGGGTGAACTCTCATTAATATAATTACACTAATTATATTGTTTAAATACTTAAACATCATAATTATTTATGATTTATCACTTTCTTGACCTCTTGGATTTACGCGATTTACGCGATTTACGCGATTTACGCGATTTACGCGATTTACGTGATCTACGTGATCTACCCCCCTTCTCACCCTTATCGTTCTTCATTTTCACCAGTGTTGCTGCTGCTTGTGCCACCTCGTAAGCACCACCATTATCTTGTTGAGCACCTGACGTGCCAGACGTTGCTGTGGGGCCCTTGTGTACGCCCAGCTGGTGGGCTGTGTACGTCCCGTACTGCATGTCATTCTTAGTTCCACCTCTTCTCATACTACTTGCACGTTTCATTATAATATATATAAATATTATATTTTCTGTAAATTCTGATTATATAACCTAACTTCCCTAAACGTCATATTTGAAAACATATAGTTGGACCCCCTAATGTTTTATCATTTTCATCAAAATATAGAATGTCAAATATTTTAGTATTATTATCATTCACTATTGTTGTATGATAACTCGAACTTCTAACAGACCATGTTTCATTCGGCATGACAATATTTGCGAGGGTTAGACCAAACGTAGGGTTCAACCAATGACAATTTCCAAAAGGTCTGTACGCATCCATATGTGTTTTTTCATAATTTGCTAAATAAGGTTTAAGTAAAGGTTCTAAATATTTTCTGTATTCGGCCATATCTCCACCACTATAGTATTTAATTGTTCCCTGGTCTACTAAATTATTAATTAGATTATCAACCCCATTCATCATGCGCGTCAAGTGGATAATTTCCATAATAACTTGGTGCTTTATCCATTTTTAATTTTCTAAGTTTATTTCCAACATATAAATCATTATTAACTGCACCAAGTGTACCAGATTTAATTGCCCTTTTCATTATAGGAGTTGATAACAGTGGCACAATTATATAATGCCAATATTTTGAAAAATTATAATTAACTGGTTTGACTTTTTTACACATTGATCTTGCTTGAATTTGAGGTAACTCCATGATTGTAGCAGTAATAATGATAATTTTTTTAATCAATTATTTTGGATATAAATTTTATTCTATGGTAATCAAATCCTCATGTAGTTATGTATAATAAACTTAAACATTTTTACTATAATAAAGCATATGTCGGAAAATGATGGAGATATCGGAGCTTTAATATTAGATACGATTAAAATGAACTTATTTTTGAAATTTAGAACAGGAAACTATTTTGTAGATACATTAATTACAACGATGTTCATTGGAATAGTAACATTCCTTTTTCAGTCATTAATTAATCCACGACGCAGTTTTATAACGTTATTACCTATGCAAGAAACAATTGACTATTGGAATTCAACCAATAGAATAATTATTGAAGGGCGAAGTACTATAAAATCCAATTATTTTACAACCAGATCCGAACAACTTTTTAGTAACCGATTTCGGGCTATTTGGTATCATATTAATAAAGATCTCAATACAAACCCTTACATCCAATCAATCAAAGAATATGCTAATAATATGAGGGTAGTGGATGAAGAAAATGATGACGACGTCGTTAATGAAAAGACCGAGTTCAAGAAACATGATATATATGTGGTGTCACAGAGAAGAAGATTTAAACTTGGTGATAATATTTGGTGTAAAGTAACATCCATTGATGAATCGCATGAAAATGGTGCAAAATCTACGTGTAAAATAGAAGTTATATCTATTAACATTTACACAAATAAATTATCTTTAAATGAACTTCAAAATTTTGTTGATAAAATTACTGAAGATTATTTGCAAAATATTTATAATTGTAGGTGGAATAAAACATTCATTTATACGTTAGATAAATGTTCTTCCACAAATGATGATGGTCCCCGCTTATCTGATTGGAATGAATGTTTATTTACATCATCTAGATCATTTGATAATTTATTTTTTGATGATAAAAGTAATTTAATTAAAAAAATTAAATTTTTTGAAAATAATAAAGAGTGGTATGACAAAGAAGGGCATCCATACACCCTTGGATTAGGATTATATGGTCCTCCAGGTACTGGTAAAACGTCTGTTATTAAATGTATTGCTAATTTGATGAAACGTCATTTAATTGTGATTCCACTTGATAAAATTAAAACGCAAAGTGATTTTACAAAATACTACTTTGAATCTAAATATAACACAAATAATAAAGATGGTTCTATTACATTTGACAAAAAAATTATAGTTCTAGATGATATTGATTGTATGTCTGATATTATTCATCAAAGGGGTAATAAAAATGATAAAAAAAATGATAATGACATACCATCTGAAGATATTTCTAATAAGGATCTAATGAAAGCATTAGTAAAGGGTATGCGAAATAATGATGAAGATGATGGTCGCAGTTTTAAAATAATTGAACCATCTAAATGTGATGATAAAATTACACTTTCCTTCCTACTTAATGTCATTGATGGTATTAGGGAAACGCCGGGTAGAATTCTCATAATAACTAGCAATTTTTACTCAAAAATAGACAAGGCCATAACACGTCCTGGTCGCATTGATTATTCTCTCGAAATGAAAAACGCTTCAGTTAATACAATTAATGATATGTATAAACACTATTATAACAAACCTATTCCTAAAACATTTTCTACAAAATATTTAAAGGATGGACACATCTCTCCTGCTAAAATTGTGAATATACGTCTTGGATGTAACACCAGTGAGGAATTCCTTGAAGTTATTAAAGCAGAGATGCAATCTTAAGTATAAATTACTTAAGTAATAGAAACCATATATCTCATAGATGCATATTTGTTTAGAATATATTTGGCTTGGAAAGCAATGTGACCTGCGAAGTAAAACAAAGGTTGTTCCACTACAAGACGTATATCATTTTAATAATCTTAACGAGTCACCTAAGTTTATATTTGAAAACTTAGAATCATGGAATTATGACGGAAGTTCTACTGGTCAAGCGAAAGGTAAGGAATCTGAAGTATGTATTATCCCACGCGCAGTGTTTAATGATCCATTTAGAGGTGATTTGCATAAATTAATATTATGTGACACATACACCCCAGGTGGAGAACCACATGAATCAAATACTAGAGCAAAGGCAGTTGCTAATTTTTCGGTTAGACCAGATACCAAACCTTGGTATGGTTTAGAACAAGAATATTTTCTTATGAAACGATTCGATTCTGGAGTGGTGCGATCTATTGGGTTTAATGAGAATGGGCAAGCTATCAGCGGTAATCCACAGGGCCAATATTATTGTAGTGTCGGTGCTAATAATGCTTATGGTAGAAAGATTGTAGAACAACATTTAAAATGTTGTTTAAATGCTGGTGTAAAAATTTCTGGTATTAATGCCGAGGTTGCACCAGGACAATGGGAATTTCAGGTTGGTCCATGTGAAGGCATTGATGCCGGAGATCATCTTTGGATTGCAAGATATATATTACAAATTGTTGCCGAACCATTTGGAATATGCGTTGATTTCGAACCAAAGCCGATTGATGGTGATTGGAATGGGTCTGGATGTCATGCTAATTTTAGCACTCTTCAAATGCGCGAAGAAGGTGGTGATAAATATATTAAGGACGCTATTACTGCTCTATCTAAAAACCATACCGAACACATGTCTGTTTATGGAACTGGTAACGAACTCCGCATGACAGGTGGGCACGAAACATCCTCATATAACGAGTTTTCGGCAGGAGTAGCAGACAGAGGCTGTTCAGTCAGAATTGGTAATAAAACCAAGGCTGAAAAAAAAGGGTATTTTGAAGATCGGAGACCCAGTTCTAATTGTGACCCCTATTTGGTCACTTCTAAATTATATGAAACCATTGTTGTAAATAATACTCAGATAATAGATTGATGTTCTAACTTATTCGCATAAATATATATAATTAATATGTTAATTTAAATCATATCAATTATACTTAAAAATATGAACATATATCAATATAATGGTAAAGTCTTGTATTGAACATTTAAACAAACAACAACAAGAACGACGCTTGAATCAAGTTATTGAATGTAAAAAGTTATCTAATAAGTTTTGGGAATGTTCATTAAAGAATATTCCTATATCTGAATGTGGTACAAAATATTATAAGGTCATGCAATGTCTAGATAAATTACGTTAGATCATCCAGTTTTTTAATTTCCACATTAGCTATTTCGGATAAATTAACCACTATTTCATCATTATGATAATCATCTATATATTTAATACATTTAATTCCAGCAGCACAAAGTATTTTCATACAATTTAAACACGGATAGTGTGTTATATAAGCAGTTGACCCATCACATGTCGCCCCTCTTTTAGCACAATCAGCAATAGCATTCTGTTCTGCGTGAACAGTACCCTCTTCATGTCCATTTCTCATTATAGAAATATGAGGACATCCTGGTAAAAATCCATTATATCCTTGGGCTATAATTCTATTTTGTTTTACTAAAACGCACCCAACATGTAATCGGGTACAACTTGATCTTTTCGCAGCAACCTTAACAACTTCTTTAAAGTACTCATCCCAAGATGGTCGCTCATTCATTTTGTATATAATATAAGTCTGTTTCTAATATTATTAATGTTATATATATGTAATGTCCTTATATACTACATATATATCCTCATTAATTGATAATTTACCCCCACCTCCAGACACACCCAAACAATTGGATTTAGTATTAGATGGGGGGGGGTTCAAAGGATCATATTTATGCGGGGCGTTGTTTTATTTAAAAGAACTTGAAAAAAGGAACTATGTTAAAATAAATAGAATCTCTGGCAGCAGCATTGGAGCAATCCTTGGAGTATTATATTGTTTAGATAAATTAGAAATATTTGATGCATTATATCAAAATATTAGAAGCGATTTCAAAGCTAATATGAATCTAAAAACGCTTCATACATATGTAGATGAATTCGCTTCCAAAGTCACCAAGGAAGATTTAAAAAATCTTAATGATAAAATGTATATAAATTTTTATGATATTAATTCAAAAAAAGAAGAAGTCGTTAGTAAATATACTAGCGTTGAACATTTGCTTGAATGTATAAAATATACATCGTATTTACCTATCATTATTGATGGAAATATTCATTATAATAATAAGGTTGATGGGGCACGGCCATTTATTTTTCAATCTAGAAGTAAATCCGATCGTAAAATTCTTTACTTTGACTTGAGTTTGATAGGTAAAATTAACACATTTTTTAATACACATCATGATCAAAATGGTGCCGGACGAATATTAAAAGGAATTATTCAAATACACGATTTCTTTTTATATGACAATGCCACGCATTTGTGTAGCTATGTAAATAATTGGGGCATTAAAGACTTTATATTTTATAGAATTAAAGAACTTTGTTGGATTTTATGTATTTACATTATTAATATTTTAACGGTTGTATATAAATTTATGTCGCCTTATATTGAGAATTCACTTATTATTAGTCGCATCAATAATATTATTAAAAAATGTATTATTGATATTTTTATTGGTGTAGTATTCACTTAAATTTCAATAGATCCAAGATTTTTTCGCTTGGTTTTTCGCTTGGTTTTTCTTTTACCCGATTTACGTCTTCTTGTTCTTTTAATATTCTTCTTTTTATGTTCTCTAGAATTATTCGTTTCTACTACAGCAGCAGTCGGGTTATATTTTAAGAACCACTCTTCATATTCCTTTGAATTGCGATTACCTTTTAATTTTTTAAACATGTCAGCCTTTTTATATCTATTATCCTCTAATGTTTCTTGTTTACCATAACAATTAATACTAAATCGTTTTAATAACCCCTTCTGATTTAATCTATTTTTTTGTTGAACTTTGAACAAATAATGTGCCATACATAAAATACGATCATCGTCATAATATGGCCTATCTGAATATAAAAATGATAAATAAAAACTTAACATCGTATCAATCGTCGCAATCTTTATTGAATTTCTTTTAATATTAATAACATTATAACTATGACACGCTAAAGGTCTGTAAACAAATGCTATAGTCTCCTTACCAACCTTAATTTCATAATGTGGTGCAATAACTTCACCTAATCCCGGATGTTTAATTATTTTAATTTTAGATATACCTATATCCATTAATCTCTCTTTAATAATTGTTACGCATGTATCGGGGTTCTCTGAAAGAACATCGAAATCTGGAATGGTCTCTAGACGCTTTTTCAAATTATTAGGCATATGTTTTGAATATAAAGTATTTGCAAACCCTCCAAAAAATACTACACCTTGGTTTATTAAAGAATTCTTAACAACGTTATAAATATTATCCGAATCTTCTTCGCTCATATCCTCTAACGAACGTTGGAAAATTTGTTCATTACATTTATATCCTTGTAATGGGTAATTTTTATTTAAAAGTGTTAACCGCTTCAACACCTTTTCCCATCTACTCACATCACCTTTAGGTCTAGATAACTCTAAATACATTGACATTCTAAGATAATTAGGTGGAGTATATAATATTCCAGCCACACTTATAGCATCTCTCTTAATGTTGTTATACAATTCTAAATCCAACTGTGTTATATCTGCTACTGGAATATAATTTACAAACACTTTATATGTCCCTTTATGAACACCACTTTTAGCTTCAACCTCATCAAAACCCTTCTCTGTATAAATATCTGCCAGTTTTTTAGCATCATTTAAAGCATCATTTGAAAAAAAATCATAATCTGGTATTTCAATACTTTTATCGTAAAATTGGTCTTCACTTGGTAAAATATTATTTATAGCTGTCCCACCATAACAAATTAATTTCTCCTTTCGCAGAAATGCTTCTACTATATTTATTATATTTTCTATCTCTGGCGATCCTGCTATTTTACGACTCGTTCGTTTCTCTGCCGCATCAATAGCTTTTCTTAATATCGCTAATTCCTTTTCATTATACGATTTATCATCGTAACTCATATATATATATAATACAAAGATGATATTTAGACACTAAAATTTAAATACCATTTAAATTGTAAATGAGTAATAATCACTCTTTACTGGACGATTCGCATAAGATAATTCTGGATTTTGCTTTGTAGGTGCTGGTATAGTTACAGGAACATAACGTAAATTTTCAGGCTTTAATACAAAAGCATGACCACTTTCAGCAAAGAACGTTTCATAATATTCTAAGTTTGAATCATAGTTTTGATAACACATCCCAACCATCTGACAACCATATTTCATATGTAATGACGATGAAACATTTGCGTCACTCACACTTAAATCTGGCATTGATATCGTCATATTTTTTTTATTAAAGTCTATTAATTCACTAAAATCGGGTGTATATTTAACATCATAATTTGTTAAAGCGCGCATAAACAACGAATTGCTGGCTATATTTACATATTCATCCAAACCCGTTGATTCAAACATATTGTTACTTTTGTCTATAATAATAATTATTTTACCACCACTCCGTTGTTTTTTATCACCAGTTCCAGTATAGGTAAAAAAATCTGATATTGGAGCATTTCCTAAATTATGCCCATGAGACTCAAAACTATAATTAGAACCTAATATCCTCGATTCAAGTTTACTATAAATAATATTACTCATTTGTTCATATAATTCAGGATGACTGCTCTTAATTCTAAAATGGAGAATTAACGGATCGTCTGGATTTGGGCAGAAATTTGCCGAAAATGCATTATTATTAATTATATTCATTGCTTCTTGAAACTCCACATAATTATAAGACTCCTTAATGTCATAACTTTTCACAGACGAAACCGCAATTACTGGGTTTTTATTCACTGAATAAATTTCAAAATCTAAACATCTAGCTCCTTGCCGTATCACTTGTTTTAGCGCACAATCGCTCACGAAAGTGTTTTTAAAACTTCCCAAAGCACAACAATTATATGCGGTTTTTATATAAAAATCTCTTAAATTATACCCCTTAAAACCATTATCATTTGGGTTTATCGAAGAAACCTTTCCCATATCATCATATATTTTTTCCATATTCTTACATTTTTTTTTTTTAAAATTATATTTGTTTGAAATATATATTCCCAAACCAATAACTATTGCTATTATTATTACAATTATGATTTGCTTTATAATATTTCCACTCATAGACATTGCTTTAATCATATCTTTCATTTTATTTTGTGTAAAGGTGCTCATATCATTATTCATACTTATATTATTATGTTATTTTTAATTTATTATTAGTAATTCAAATTAGTTAAATAATAATATACTAATATATTTAAGTATATGCCAGGCGGTCTATTAAATTTAGTAGCGGTGGGTAATCAAAATATTATTCTAAATGGTAATCCATCCAAAACATTTTTCAAATCTGTTTATTCCAAGTATACAAATTTCGGGATGCAAAAATTTAGACTTGATTATATTGGGTCACGCGTTTTAAATGCATCAGATGATTCACATTTTACTTTTAAAATACCCAGATATGGTGATCTCGTATTAGATACATTTTTAGTTATTACTTTACCACATATTTGGAGCCCTGTTTATCATAATAAAGAAAATGGTGACTTGATTCCATATGAATTTCAATGGATTAAAAACCTCGGAACACAATTAATTAAGGAAGTTACTATTACATGCGGTGGCGCAACATTGCAAAAGTTCTCAGGGAATTATTTAACTGCTTTAGCACAAAGGGATTTCACAAATACACAGCTTGATTTATTTAATAATATGACCGGAAATACTAACTATTATAATGACCCAGCTAATAGTGGTTCATACATAAATTCTTACCCCAGCGCATTATATGACGGCTCTCATGCTGGCGCCGAACCTTCTATAAGGGGTAATAAACTTTATATTCCAATAAATGCTTGGTATTCGTTTTCTAGTAAGATGGCTATCCCTCTCATTGCATTGCAGTATAACGAACTTAATATAAATGTTACACTGCGACCCATTAGAGAACTATTTACTATACGTGATGTTGGTGATATTGCTAATAGTAGTCCTAGAGTACAACCTAATTTTACAGTAGATGAGCAACAGCCTTACAGGTTTTTACAACCCCCACCTAATTGTGAATTAGAATATCAGACAAGTCAAAAAATAAACACATGGAATGCTGATATTCATATTATGTCCACATATGCTTTTCTAACTGAAGACGAAAATAAAATTTTCGCAAGCAAAGACCAACGATATCTAATAAAAGATGTTAATGAATATAAATTTAATAATGTTGTTGGTAATGATAAGGTTTCTATACCCTCATTAGGATTGATATCATCTTGGATGTTCTTTTTTAGACGAAGCGATGCAAATCTACGGAACGAGTGGTCAAATTATTCTAACTGGGCATATTCTAATATTATTCCTTATCCCGCCACACCTTGGAATGGGGTGCTGGATGGTAAATTTATCTGTGTTGGCGCACCTTTAAACCCAAATAATAATATATATAGTACTGGTCCATACAACGCTGCTAATCAAAAACTAATTCTCCAAAATTTAGGAATTTTATGTGATGGGAAATATAGAGAGAATTTATTAGATGCTGGTGTTTATAATTGGATGGAAAAATACCATGCAATCGGAGGTAAGGGAGCCGAAGGATTATATTGTTACAACTTTGGTCTTAACACCTCACCGTTTGATTTGCAACCATCGGGTGCGATGAATCTTAGTAAATTTAAAGACATTGAATTCGAATTTTCTACAGTTATCCCACCTAAAGACCCAAATGCACAAACGAATGTTGTTTGTGATGGTGATGGTATTGTTGCTATAAACAAGGCCACATGGAGCATTTATGAATATTCTTATGATTTACATATTATTGAAGAAAGTTATAATATTTTAACATTTACTTCTGGTAATTGCGGACTAATGTATGCTAAATAAATGCTTCATCTATTAATGGTATAGTTAACTACTGCATTAGGGATTATAAATATATTGATTTATTAAATCAATATAAACGTCTATTAATAATATCGTAAAATGAATATATTATTTTCTAGTCCAGTTATAGGTGATGATTTTTTCCCCCAAACTTGTATCATCAATTACACTACATTCATAAATAATGATTTTAATCGTGATAATAATACAATAGTAGAGATTTATAACGAACAATCTTCGTATTGTGCTAATAAATGTAATAATTTAACAAATTGTACGTCATTTTCATTTGAACCGTCTACATTATACGACAGTTCAGTTTGTACATTAACAAATATTCCATATAAATCGCTACATATATATTATAAATTTAGTAGTGTGTATTATCTTAAATCATTAAATGTGTGCGATTTGCATGACGATAATAACCTATGGATGTTATACTTATTTGCAAATTTAATAATTATTTTTTTATGTCTATGTTGGTTATGTTGTATGATAAATAAATGATCTAATGACATTCACTTGTGGTTATATACCATTTACTAATTGGATTTTCTAATAATGGGGCAATTACAGCCTTTATTATAAGGCTTATAACTTCCAATGTTAGAACCATAAGGTCCTGTATCCGTAAACATACCCGTTGCTGTTGGTCTATTTGTATAATCCACTTTAAAATTTGCAACTTCGTGTTTTAAATCCAGCGGAGTGCCAGGTTCTCCGTAATTATATGCGCTGCTTTTATCTTTATCTCCGCGAGCATTTTCAATTAAATGTTTATATTGGTCTGATAATATACCCCCCTTTTTAACTGAATGATGTGGTTCCTTACATTCCTTTTTATCATCTACATGATGTAAATATAGATGGTGTTCGGTTTTTATATTTTTACTATTATTGCCAAATAAATCGTCTTTTAAATCATCATACCCGTCTTCTATATCACTTTCTACATTCTCTCTAACTGGTTCCATTACCCCGTTACATTTAACCTTAAATTTTTTAAATCCACAACCCATACAGCCACTATCGTATTCACATTCGTCTGATGGGTTTGCACACTCATATGCACACTTTTTATAACAATCACCCTTTTTATTTTTATAAATCTTATCCGAACAATTATCATTTAACTTCTTTGGTTTTTTACACTTGTTAGAACAACCCTTTTTTTTATTTCCAGTCATAAATTCAACAACCTTATCTGATTTATAAATTGTATAACTTATTACTATTAATACCCCAATTACAATAAGTCCTAACATGTTCATATCTATATTTTATAAATAGATTAAATTTATAAAATATTATTGATGATATTCACATTTTTACACACTCACAACTTGATTTATTTCCCATCAAAAGCATCTTCATCTTCATCTTCACTTTCACCACCTATTGATCTAATATTACCCATTGTTTCTATTCCTAAACCTCTTTTGTATACACTGTATAATACAATAAATATGATTGCTGTCATAATTACATTCATAAACATGTTAAAATCAGCCATTATATTAATCATTTAGATTATTAATTTATAAAATGTGTATTAACTTGCTGATTTACTAAAACGAATGTTGTGCACTTTGAAATATGCTTAATTGACTCTGCACCAATATATGTGCAGGTACTTCTTAATCCACCTAAATAATCTGAAATTGTATTATTCAAATCACCCTTGTAAGGTATTTTTAGTTTTCTACCTTCTGATGCTCTATACTTGTTCATTTGTCCATAGTGTTTTTCCATCGCGTGTTTTGAACTCATTCCATAAAATAGTTTGAATTTTTTTAAATTACCATTTACACTCTCTTCAATGACTTCTCCTGGATTTTGATCGTGTCCAGCAAACTGCCCACCCATCATAACAAAGTCTGCTCCCGCTCCAAATGCCTTTGCCATATCACCTGGGCATGTTATTCCACCATCCGCAATAATACACCCTCCGGCGCCATGTGCCGCATCACTACATTCTAAAATTGCCGAAAGTTGAGGAATACCTACACCTGTTTTCAATCTTGTAGTGCATGCACTTCCAGGACCTATACCTACCTTAACTATATCTACGCCCCCATTTATAATTAGTTCCTCTACCATTTCTCGCGTAGCAACATTACCAGCAACTATAATTTTACTTGGATATTTTAATCTAACTTTTTTACAATAATCGACAAATTGTTTAATATACCCGTTCGCTATATCAATGCAAATCCAGTTACAATCAATTACATCTAAAATTGCATTCAATTTATCAAAATCAGCACCTGAAATTCCTGATGAAACCATGAACAAATTTGGGTCTAACCCAATATCTCTATGAGCATTAACAAAATCTTCTGGGTCATAAAATTTATTCATAGACGTTATCATGTTATATTTTCGGAGAACAGCATATACTTCAAATGTACCTGTTGTATCCATATTTGCTGCTACTATTGGAACACCTGTCCATTTTCTATTTACCGTCGACACTTCACCCGCTTCTAGTTTCAACTTATTTACCTGCAATGGAGCGCATCTGTCGGATCTAGAATAATCGTTTATATCTTCGCTTGATGTTACTAATGGTGGAGTGTATTGTTTAGCGTGTTTAAATTTAAACGTTCTATCTAAGTTTACTGAAGCTCTAGAAGATAAAGTAGAGCGTTTTGGACGTATCAATACATTAGAAAAATCTAACATCGGCTCTCTCTCTATTTTTGACATTAAATATAATTATCTGTTATGTTTAACTCGTTTTAATTATCATTACGATAAAATATTTATAATTATATATATGTCTAAATCTTTAAACAAATCCACTATTTCAGATTTATTTACTTCAACTAATAAATCCGTTGATCCAACGAATTCAATTGAAAACAAAAAGGCTGAAAAAAATATAATACCCGATAAAAAACCACCTTTTGAAAAAAATGTCGGAAAGTTTATGCAAGGACTTTTTGTTAATATTCTTTCAGCATTTTTATTTTTTTATTTCGGAGCATCTATTATCACATATTCAAAGTATTACCTTATCAATACTATGGGAGGGAAGGATCATAATAAGGTGCCATATGTTAACACATTAAACTCTACCTCCCAGACTGAACCTGAATCAACGGATTCATTGCCAAAGGGTAATGCTGGCAAATTCAAATATATTTATAATATGATTTTTGGTTTAAGTAAATGGAGTTTTCCATATAAAAACTATTTTACTGAATCTCAAGATGGTATAATGAAGGGTGTAGTTAGCTGGGTAACTGAAAGCATGGCCTATTCTTTTTCTAATGGTCGAAAATTTATTGAACTTATGTTAGTTATGCTGGGTTCTGGTTTATATTCAGGCTGTTCCAAAACTGACATTAATTCTTGTAAACCTAAAAATGTCGTTGGGGAAGTGTTAGAAACATTAGCTATTATATGTATACCACTTATCAGTATATTATTAACAGTGTTTCCTATAATTCCTGTTATATTTGGAATTTTTACAGCATCCACTATAGGGTTTAATATGTTCTCTACTATAGAAAATGTCGCATTAAAAATTCCCATATTGAATGAATTATTAGGACAAACCGGAGCATATATAGCTACATTCTTAACGGGTCTTATATTGTTATATTCTTGGGTGTGGATGTTCTTTATTTTAGGAGGAATGGGATTAACTATAGGAATATCTTACATCACGCAATACCTGCTTCTCGGATTATTTTTCTTTATTGGACCATTATTACAACAAAGCACTCGCAAAAATATAGTGGATTTATGTTTGAAGAAATTTCCGTTAATAGGATTACTTATTTTTGGGTTTTTAATAAAACCAGCATTTGATGATCTTGGTAAAACCGCTGGTTGGGGTTTCGCAGGAACAACAATCGGTTTTGCTATTTTAACCATAATATCATTATTTACCGAAAAACATTAATCGTCATATATATATATAAATAGATTTAATAATATTTAAGTAATATGACTAAAATTAAGAAGAGTAAAAAAGGTAAAAATAATGTGTTTCCATTTGTAAGCATTTGTACCCCCACTTTTAACAGAAGACCATTTATACCTGCGTTAATTAATTGTGTAAAAAATCAAAATTATCCATTGAACCGCATTGAATGGATAATAATAGATGACGGGACCGACCCAATAGAAGATCTTGTTAAAGATATTAAAGAAGTTAAATATTTTAAATATGACACAAAGTTAACTTTAGGAAATAAAAGAAACCTATGTAATAAAAAGGCACAGGGTGAAATAATTGTATATATGGATGATGATGATTATTATCCAACTACTCGAGTTTCACACGCTGTCCAAAAATTACTTGAAAACCCTGACAAACTATGTGCTGGTTCCAGTGAAATTCATATATGGTTTTCTAAATTAAATAAACTTATACAATTTGGACCATATTCTGAAAATCACGCCACTGCTGGAACATTTGCGTTCAAAAAAAAATTATTAGAAACATGTTCATTTAATGAGGGAGAGAGCTTATCTGAAGAGAAGCACTTTTTATCCAATTATCAAATTCCATTAATACAATTGGACCCTATACACGTTATCCTTTGTTTTAGTCATAATCATAATACGTTTAATAAGGAAAAACTTCTTGATAACAAATCAAAATACATTAAGGATTCTAATCTATCTTTATCACACTTTATAACTGATGATAATTTAATTGAATTCTATACTAAAACAATTCATGAATATTTATCCAAATATGATTTAGGGTCTCCAAAATATAAACCCGATGTTATAATGCAAATGTTGCGGATTGAAGAATCTAGAAGAATAGAAATTGAACATAAATTATCACAACTTTCTACATCCTTTGTTATTATGCAGTGTAATGATACAAAAATTAAACTCAATCAAGATGAAGTGATTGATCTATTACAATCACAGCAATCCAAGATTGTTTCTCAAAATAAACAAATCGTTGAATTTGGAAAACAGAATCTTATATTTCAAGAAAATATATTAAAACAAAGCGTTATTATTTCAAAATTACAAACTGAAAACTCAATTATGGGACATCAACATCTGCATGCTGACTAATCATTTATATGTTTTAAATGGATTTAGAAAATAAATTTCTCTCTGTATGTTATAAAATGTTTGGTGATATATTAGGTAAATTAAATGGTATTATTCCTGGGGTTGTTTCTGGTGGTTCTAAAACCCGATCCTCACACAAACGTTCATCATCCGCGCGTAAATCATACAGACGCAGAGTCAAGTCGTCTCCTTGTCGGAAAAAGGGACCTGCTGTGTGCCGTAGTTTATCCAGTTGCAAATATGTTTCTGGAAAAAAACGTTCATTCTGCCGTAAAGGCAAAAACACCCGCCGTTCCAAGCGTGGGGGACGTCATCATTAGTCTGCAAATACAAATGTTAATTATTATATATATAAGATAATAATTAATCTTCTTCTATGGTTGTGTACCTTGATATATATCTGAAAATTCTATTAATATCAAGTTTACCTATTTCATAATTTTCAAATAAAGCATGTATATCTTCATCGTTATCATATTTATTCCTAATATCTAAAAAATACCCCAGCATATCTTTTTTGTCCATATTTAATTGTTGACATAAATCCTGGATAAAAATAGAATTATTATATTCAGTTGAATATTTTGTCAAAACCTTTGTAAATCTCGGCTCATTTAATTTAACTGCATTATTAAACGTCTGGTGATAAATGTGGTTGTTATAAAATGTTTTTATCAATGAACTCATTTCATTGAATTGCCAAATCTGTTTTTGAAACGTAATTCTATCTATATAATCAGCTGTACACATATTATCCAATATTTTACCATAAAAATTTACCGACTTCTTTATTGGTATATTATCAAGAGTGTCTATTATATTTTCATGCCAAAGTAATCCCACGATAGTTCTATCAGTTTCATTCATTATAGAGAGATGGTTTTTCAATGGTTGGGGTTTGCTAATCAATGAAGACACTATCTTCTTCGTATCATCATTATATGTCTTTTTCTGGAATATATTCTGAATTATTTCCGTTTTTAAAATACAATGCTTATTTTCATATATATTATAGATTGATTGGATTTTTCTTAGATCGCCTTGCGAGTATTCTAATATATTTCTATATAATTCACCATTTAATGAAGGCATTAAACTATTTATGATTGTCTGTAATTGTTGAGTTGATGGGCTTTTTAATTCAATCGTATGACAAACCTTCATTAATTCCTTTATTTTTTTATCCATATGATAATTACCAATGCAAATTATAGGGTTTAATGTTATCTCTTCTTGTTTTTGCTTTTTTGTTTTTTTTGGTCTAATTAATTTTATTAATGAGTTTATACCCCCCTTATCACCATTATTCATCCCGTCTATCTCATCCATAACAATCGCAATATGTTTGGGTTTATTTGAAAACATACTTAAAATATTTTTATCAGCCATATTATGCATTGTTATTGTATCGATTATAGACTTATTTCTTACATCCCCCGCATCATATACGATCCCATCGTAGTTAATTTTTTTTAATATGTTTTTAATAAATATACTTTTACCTGTTCCCGGGTTTCCATATATATATATACCTCTTTTATACAAATAATCGCTTTTGTTTTTTTGAAATTCTTCTAGAATATTTATTATTTTATTTTCAACACATTCTCTATTTAGTATTTTATTTATATTTAGTTTATCCATATTATATTTCTATATTTATTATGTTTATGTATGTTTTTTCTTAATCCACATTATATTAATATACTTATTTTCCTGAACAAGCATCTGGATTATTTGTTACACCATCCCATGTTATATTACATCTTTTTGCCCATTCTTCTTTAGCACATAGAGAAACTGCCTTACTCCCAACAAACGGGCTTGTATGAAAATTCATTTTTTTTTGACAATCACTATTTCCTAAACCATTATTATTAATACAATATTGTTCATTATCGTCCCCCCTTTGTTCTATCCAATAGTCGGGACAACTTGATTGAACTGGTGGAAATGAGCCAGTTGCCTTTTTATTATACATCGATAAACCAAATACCATTAAAAATACCATTAATAATACTAAAGCAATTGATAACACAATATATTGGAAATTCATTATATAAATTAATTATATATAAATATTTTCTTGAATATATATAAATGAATCAAATTACATATAATGGACGGGTTAATATAGCACAACCCGATATCAATAAACAATTCGCTATGTATGATCGTATGCCTGTTTCTGACACTACCAGTTTTAGCAATGCTCTACAGGGTAATTGGGACAAGTCTCCTCTATCCATCGCATTCTTTAGTCAACAAAATATTCAAATTCTTCAAAACGCAATTAGGGCAGGTGTTTATAAACTATCAAAGGAACAATATTTAATTGCACCCCAATCTACCGATACACTCAAGATTATAATGAGAAGTATATTTTTACAGAATTCCGTTAATATGCCCGCACAAATTACTAAACAAATTGAGACATTAAATCAAATTGTTGTTGAATATTGTATTAAACAGATTTACGGTGAAGCACAAGGTTATATAACATATTTACATGATGCCAGTACTCTTGTAGTGCCTATTCAACATCCAGTAATGAGTAATACAAATAATAAAACACTTGAATTAAAAAATTTTTTCTAATTTAATATTTAATCTTTAATATTTAATTAGGGTGATGATACTAACAGTTTCTTCTTTTTTACCTTCTTTACCGAAGTAGACATCATAGCCTTATTTCGTTCTTCTTTATATATCAAATATTCGGTGGTTAATTCATCCAATTCTTGTTTCCACATTGACTGAATTGTAAGTCCTTTAGTCGAAGACAATTCACTTTCTTTAATATCCTTTTCATTCATAATCCTTTCTACATTTTCCTCTGAAACACTATCCATTGGCATTTTAATAAGATATTTGAAATCACTCCTACCCCCATCAACGTCACTCAACTGATTATAATTCTTACTTGTAAGCAAATTATTAATATCAATCTTTTTCATTCCTCTCAGATCAATGCTTCCAGCAAGCAGCTCTTGGATATATCTTGCTTTATTAGACAATACAATTAACATCTCCTCCAAAGATTTAATTATATATTTCTTTCTGTCGTCATACATTTCTAACCTTGTTACAAAGTAATCCTTGATTATTTCATGAGCATTTTTGTATTTCTTTAGTATATCGTTAGCATCAAATATATACATATTTGTATTTGTACGTGTTGTAGACAATTTGAAATATTTCTCAACGCCATTGACACCATAATCAAAACTTTCACCTTCTAATTTTTCTAGAATTCCACTATGAAGCTTAATTGTAATATCTACATTCTTATCCGTGCTCATATCCTTATAATCTTTAATAAATACCTTTTTCTTTTTACCATTTTTATCAACAGCAGTCATCATATATTCCAAATCTGACTTGTAATCATCTGTCCAAGTGCCAATAGGTAGCTCCGTAATTTGTATTGTATCAACACCATCACTTTTATACACACCCTTAATTAGAAACTTTGAATCAGTGATAGGTGTTATAATTCCAGTAAACCCTTCATAATATGGTATTAATGGTTCGACGAGATCATTGCCATCCAAAAGCAGCTTTACACACTTGATTAAATCAAGCGGATTATACGACATGATGTCTGTACTAAATCCTGTACCAATTCCTTTACTTCCATTAATCAATATAAATGGAATATTAGGACCATAAAATATTGGTTCAACCATAGTTCCATCATCGTGAAGATAATTCAGAATATTATCATCAATCTGTGGAAATATTTTACGTGTCAACTTATTCAATTGGGTGAAAATATACCTCTCGCTTGCACTATCCTTCCCTCCAGCCAATCTTGTACCAAATTGACCGTTTGGTATCAATACAGGAATATTATTTGAACCAACAAAATCCTGCGCCATTCCTACAATAGCACCGTTTAAACTTGCCTCACCATGATGATAACACGCATGTTCTGACGTATAACCACTGAATTGGGCTACCTTTATTTCTTTACTTAATTTTTTCTTAAAGGCAGCAAATATAATCTTTCTCTGACTTTTTTTCAAACCATCCATAATATTAGGTATAGAACGTTCGCAATCATATTTTGAAAAATCTAGCATTTCATAGTTGAAGAAATCTTCAAATGTAACTGTCAGTTTACTTGTATCCAGATATGACAATCTGTCATAACTTCCCAACCATACCTTTCTATCTGCAGCCCTTTGTTTATTAAATACCATATCAATCATATCATCACTTTTTTCAGTCTTTACAAAAGTTACCACCTTCTTTTGTTTAAAATACTCCTTAAACTCTTTTGCTGTACTTGTTCCTAAACCCTTGTAGTATTTAACTGTCCACCCCTTTTCATTATTACTATCGGTTTTCCATTTTATATATTCACCTTCATTATAAAATATCTTTTCTGAAGAACCTTTTGTTGCTTTGAGAATAGGAGTATTCATGAATCCAATAACACCCAGATCCATCAAGGAATGCCATTGATCTTGAAACAAGTTTACTCCAAGCCCTTTAATGTGTGAACCATCCAAATCCTGATCGGTCATAAATAGAATTTTGCCATACCTTAGGTTTTTCTTTACATCTTCCAGCGTTTTATATTCTCTACCGGTTTCTAGTCCGATAATTTTCTTTATTTCCGAAATCTCTTTATTTTCATTAATTCTTTTAAGTTCTTCTCCGCGCACATTTAATGGTTTACCCTTCATAGGATATACACCAATATAATTGCGATCTTCATTCGAAAGGCCAGAAACAACACCCGCTTTTGCCGAATCTCCCTCACATAAGATAATAGTGGTTTCATCTGACCTTACACCTCCTGCTAAAATAGCATCAATCAACTTTGGAATTCCTCTTACAGATGATGTCTTAGCGCCATCCAATTTCTTAGCGGTTTTATTCTGCTTTACAGCAGTCAAAGCACACGCTTTATCCATAATCCCCATTTTAGCAATTTTATCAATAAATTTATCAGATACCTCGACTTTAGAACCGAATTTACCCACCGGAGTAGTCAAATAGTCCTTTGTTTGACTATCGAAACCAGGATTTTCAATATCACATCTAAGAAACAAGAACAATTGCTCCTTGATAGATGTAGGTTTAACATCAACCTTTTTCTTTTTTAAAATATATGCCGTCAACTTCTTAACAATTTGATTGAGAATATAATCAATATGTTTTCCGCCTTTACCAGTCCAAATCCCATTCACAAAAGATACTTGCTGGAACTCATCTGTTGGTGATAAACTAACGCCATATTCCCAACGTTCATTTCCAACCTCGTAAATACGTTTAGTATCGTCATTATTTCCAATATACATATCAATATATTGACGGAATTGTTTAACTGGAATTGGTGAAGAATTCAGCTTTACCACAACATTTTTATCAGTGACCGCAGCAATATCATAAATTCTACGTTTAAAAAGGTTAATCATATCATCGGTCAATTTATCAATACCCAATCGTTTATAATCTGGTTTGAACACAATTTTTGTGTATGGTTTACTATTGCATTTTGTAACTACTGGTTTTTCAATCACATTTAAATTATCTGAACATTTTTGAGTATATTTCAATTTACGAACATGATCTACAGTTTCAATGTAACCATACTCAGACCAAATAAATATGAGTTTAACCCCAAATCCATTCTTACCTCCTACAATCTTCTTTTGTGATTTATCATAATTTGTGCCTGTTCTGAGATGAAAGAATATCAATTCTGGGACCCATATACTATATTCAGGGTGTTCTGCAACATCCACACCATTACCATCATTTATAAATGTAAATACACCATCATCAGAAATAGATACATCGATAAATTTCAATGGTATCGTATTGGGTTTACACATATTCATCGCCATAGTCATTCGTACCCAATGATCTCTACAATTCACTATCGCCTCATCAAATAGTTTATATAATCCAGGAATCATATTAAATGTTTTTGGTATAAACCGATCAGTAGATTCCTCATATATAAATGTTTCAGTATCTGTCAACTCCATTGAACCCGTGTAGGTATCAGCATTTTCCAATACATGCTCTTTGTCTGTTTTCTTTTGATAAGTTTGCACCAAGCTGCTGCTGGTTGTTGACATAATTGTATTAAACTATAATTTGTTTTTAAATCGGTTCAATTTTATATTTTATTAGTTTACTAGATAATGTAGTAGATAATAATCCTATAAAAATAATAATAAATCCGTGTAGGTAAATTATTTATTTTTCAAGTTATTTGTTAATCGGAATATTCAAATTTTAAAGTAATAAATGTCCAAATACAGGATCAACACTTCGAACCCCTAAAAAACGGAAAAAATCTCTACACAATGTAGAAAATAATGGAAAATATAAATAAAAAGGGTGTAGGGGTGCTATCTAGGGGACATAAAACCGGGTTTTTGAGAATCAACAGCTCGAAATAATGAATGGTAACTTTTGAGTGAAAAATGGTAACAAAAAATTAGTGTTTTTAAAACAATAAATATATGATACCATTATAGCAGTAAAAATTAATATTATTAAAATCGCATTTAGACGGTTACCATAGAAATGGTAACTTTTTGCGACAAGTCGTAATTCAAAAAAAAGCATATAAAAATAAAATATGTATATCATATAAGTATGGAAAAAATAAAGTCTAAAATTGTGTATAAATATTATTGTAATCCTTGTAAATATGATTCTGAAAATAAGTACGATTGGACAAAACATATTCTGACAATGAAACATTTAAAACATAATCCTAATAATGTGGATTGCTGGTCAGATTCTATTAGCGATGATATTCATTTTTCTGTAGAAACTAAAGATAATGAACTTATTTGTAGTGAATGTAATAAAGCTTATAAATTCAAAAGTGGGTTATCTAGGCATAAAAAAAATTGTCAAGGAACTAAAGTAAGTATTATTAAAACAAAACAAGACTATTTAGCAAATCCAATACTTAAACAGCAACATGAACAAATACAAAACCTTCAACATATTTTAGAAAAAACAATTGAATCACAACAAGATATGTTTGATAATTTAATACAAAAGGTTGGACACACAACCAATCACATTAACAACCGAATGACTATTAACGTATTTTTAAATGAAGAATGTAAAAATGCAATGAATTTAACTGATTTTATGAATTCTTTACAATTATCATTAGAGGATTTACAATACACAAAAGAAAATGGCTATATTAAAGGTATAACAAATATTTTTGTTAAAAAATTACAGGATATGAATCCAACTGAACGCCCAATTCATTGTAGTGATAAAAAACGTTTACAGTTTTATGTTAAGGATGAAAATCACTGGCAAAAAGATAATGAAAACAAAAAATTAGATAGAAGCATAGAAACAGTAACACAAAAACAAATTCAGAATATTAAATCATGGGAGAAAATGCATCCCCATTGGAACACATCAGAACAAGGTACAGAATTATACATGAGCATGGTAAAGGAAGTTATGGGGGGTATGTCTGAAAATGAAAAGTTAAAGAATAGAGAGAATATTAAAAAGGAATTAGGTACAACCATAGATATTAATAATTTATTGGATGATAATAATCACATATTAATGTAATGGGGTATATATCAAAAAAGCGAGCGTCGTTATTATTATGTAATAATATATGCGGTATTGATGGTGCAACACATAATAGCAGCAAGTTCCAAAACCATATATGGAATTCTATAAACAATGACTATTCAACTGGGTTGCGTAAATCAATACCAAAATGGAAAAATTATAGCAATCATCAAAAGGGGTTTCGTGGAAAACCAAAATGGGATAATACATACGGAGGGCGTTTTGGGGTTGCTAATCCCCCAACTTTAGTAGAAATAAATCAATATGGGCTATTAGGGGGAGCTGTGGGACAACCTCTGCGTAATTTTTAACTACATTTAATAATATTTAGTAGAAAATATTTTCTAATCTATATTTATAAATGCCGAATCGTCATACAAAACAACCAGATGGAAAATTCCATATTGATGGTAAGACATTTGATTCTTTAATTGGATCAAGGGCTCAAGTATACCATGGAACAGTTTATAAAACCTCCGGCGGTTTAACTAAGAAGGATCTGTTTCAAAACAAACGTGGGCGTATTGTATCTGCTTTGAAGCATGCCACAGCAAAGAAGGAGAATCGTCTTAAGAAGCATGGATATACAGCAAAGAAAGGGAAATTTGGTGCGGTTAAAATATCTGACGCGCGGCACACAAGCAGCCCAACAAAGACGCTTAAACGTAAAAGCGCAAAACGTTCAAAATCTGTAGGCGGAAAGAAACATTAGACGATAAACATAATATAATTATTTAATATTAATATAATTATATGGCAGAAAATTTAGAAGATGGGTGGATGGATGAGATGCCTTTGGAGCAGAGGCGGATATTTTTAGATGAGTTACGTGAAGAATGGCACAAATCAGATGCAAAGTATGATGTGGCTGTAGAAACGACATATGAAGCATTCAAAGAATATTATGAACTCTGTGATAAACAATATGTAATTCAAATCAAAGAACTGATTGATATGTTTAACGAACACAGAGAAGAAGTTTGGCAACATAATAATAATACATCCACAACCGCGGCCCAAAAACAAGAATTAATTACTGCCGCCAATGATCAATATAATAGGCGCAAAACCGCTGCCGAGACCGCTTTACAACAAGTCCTAATCCCTAAGGAGTTGTATCGTTTAAAAGACGTTGAAAGGATTTACCTAGACACAGCCATCAGAGATCATAGAGTGTTTAAACTTACCGAACAATCTGTTGAAATCGATAACTGGATTATAGATAATCCTCTCCAAACTGGGGGGAAAATAAAACCAAGAAGGTCTAGAAAACAAAGAAAGACTCATAGGAAAAAAAAGTCACAAAGACAATGATAAAATATTAATATATATATATATGGCAGATTATTTAGATGGAATTAATCATAGAGAGGCGTCGGTCGCCAGCAATCAGTTTTACGGAGAAGTGGATATAGAATTAAATAGGATGAGAGGGGACTATCAGAATGCAATTGCTCGGTTGCAAGCCGCAGCCGAGAATTACGACAAGCAAATAGCCGATCAAAGTCTTGCCCAGACAGAAATAGAGAGAGCCATGTTTGCTGCACACATAGCAAATTTGGAACACATAATTGAAGGAAGTGTTGGGGATGGTATGAACCGACTAAAAGCTGAAGCAATCGCAGCCCATCGCGCAGCACTTCAAACTTCGCGAGAAGATTTTTATGATAGGGTTAACGAACATAGTCAAATCTTATGGGTGTAAAAGCTGAAGCAGAGTTGCGATTGCGCTTTTATATTGCTACCAGAAAAGAATGGACCCAGGCTTATATTTTTAATAACTACGAGCAGCTTGCGCTGAACGCGCAAAATAGGCATGAAGCTGGTTACCCACAACATCACCAGCTACCTGGTGCTGGAGGAGGGAGGAAGTCCAGAAAGCCCCGAAAGTCCAGAAAGCCCCGAAAGTCTAGAAGAAGAAAGGATTAGATAATGTAACGAAGACGACAATATTTTAATATATTAATATATTAAAATATGGTTGTACGTAGGAAAATGCCACCACCTGTACCTGTACCAGCACCTGTACCACCAGCACCTGTACCACCAGCACCTGTACCAGCATTACCAGCACCTGTACCAGCATTACCAGCACCTGTACCAGCATTACCAGCACCTGTACCTTTAGCAATACCTGTACCACCACGAGAACCCGATGTAGATAGATATAGAGAAGAACTGCGGGTTAAACTAATACAAGAAGACATGAAAATTGAAGACGTTTACCGTTCTGAAGTGCAATTCCAGAATATGGATAGACATTATAATTTACTGCGTCAACAATACGAAGACCAGAGGGTCATACTTAATAATGAAAATAATGAAGAACGAAGAGCGATGTTATTGCGGGTATTTGCGAATACGTTGATAGGATACAAAGATAGACTGGATAACATGAAGGTATTGCGCGACAATTTAAAGATTATTGGAGATGCTGCGGTACAGAGCCGAATTATCCTTCGTAATAACCAACGGATATTTAATGAGATGGGAGCGGAGGAACAAGCCCAATTTGCCGTTCGTTATTTTCAAGATAATAATCATCGTGGTATCCAAGGTGGAAAGCGGCGTAGAAAATCAATGCGTAAACGAAAATCAACGCGTAAATCAACGCGTAAATCAACACGCAAACGAAAATCAACGCGTAAACGTAAATCAACACGCAAATAGATATATTAATTGTTAAATTTTTAATAACAATTAATATATATAATGAAAACGTTAATCGTGGATAAGGTAATTTCTGATAAAAAAATGGAACGTGTAACAAATACATTTGTTACTCCTTCCCAAATTAATACGATAGTAAATGAGGACGCTGATGTTTATACGAAGGAGGGTAAGTTATTATTAAAATTTAGAAAAAAAAAACTTAATGCTGATAAAATAAATGATTTTTATAATGCTACTTTTAAACACACATCTACACATCCTTCAAAAAATAGAGGAAGCACATCAGGCAGTAAAACAAAAAGTGTTAAAAATAACCCACCAGTGAAATCAGCAATTCTTGGATATTTCGATAAATGGGCACCAGGACAAAAGGCATTTTTTAAACAGCAGGGCGTAAAAACACCACTGGCAGTTAGAGAAACAATGTTTACCAGCGCAAATCCAGAAAAAATGAAAAAGGCTGAAGGGTTAATCAAGGAAATAGATAAATTATATAAACAATTATTACCTGAACACTATAAAAAACAAATTAAAAAGGCAAGACAAACTGAATTTAAAATAGCGAATACATCATTTACAACAATAACTACAAACATTAATTTTAGAACATCTATACATACGGACAGAGGTGATGACACAGAGGGATTCGGCAATTTAGCGGTAATTCAACGAGGAGAATATTCAGGTGGAGAAACATGTTTCCCACAATATGGTATAGGGGTAAATGTAAGAGAAGGGGACGTTTTATTTATGGATGTCCATGAATGGCATGGAAATTTACCGACTAAATTTGCTGCACCAGACGGTGTGAGAATGTCATTAGTTTGTTATTTACGAACAGATATATGGAAAAAAACAAAGGATAAGCCGAAGGATTTTAAACAGCAACATTTAAAAACAATTAAACGCATATTTTCACGAAGAGTCGGTAATAAAACAAGAAAGAAGCATTAGTAATTTTTATGAGTTTTATTTTTCCTTTCATGTTTGTGTTTTTTTGTTTTTATAGAATGACTACCATCTTTAATTTTGATTTCAGTCATTCCGTTTTTTCTTTGAAAAATAGTTACTAAATTTGGATATCTGTTATGTAAATAATTGGCTGCTTGTTTATTAATTTCAAATCGCTGTTTTTCAACACCTAATCCTCCGGGTGCTAAAAATCTTGTTTTAATTGTTATTCTATTAAACCTTAACACACCTTTGTCTTTTAAGTAATAAAGAATGCTTTGTTCATAATCTTCTTTGCCTTCGGCCTTTGGACTAGGGTTTAATTTTAGATCTTTTCTAACAATATATCCATGTAATCCACCTATCAAAAACCGTAAGTTAGTTGAGATTACTGGGCCATTTTTCATAAAAAATGGGTTTGATACTGGATAAATCCCCCAAATAAAGAGGTTATGTTTTTTTAGTAATTTATGAGCCTTTAAAAAAAATGTATCTAAATCATTAAGTTGCTTTAGTTTTTTGTCATTTACAAATTTCATAACTGCTTCAATATCATCATCGATTGAAATAACATAACTGCCTTCTGCAAAGTAATTTCTTATAAAGATCCTTTGGTTGGCGATTCCCTTTTTACCAATAACAATTTTATTATACATTTCCTTAGGTATAGTTTTTTCATAAATACGCTTTTCTTGCGCATTTGCCACAAATATATAGATATGGGTTGCTTTAATTTTTCCATTTAAAAGAGTAGGTAACGTCTTTTTAACCAATACATTTTCACGCTTATAAGAGGGAATGGCGACATAATACATATTTATATTATAGTAAGAGAAAAAATCGGTAGGAATAAATAGTTAACCGAGAAATCGGTCAGTGCGGTAAAAAATTGAAATACTTTCGCTCTATATCAAGGTGGTATCACAACCAAATTTCTTTGTTTAACAACTTATTTCCCAACATGTCTTCTTCTTTCTACCCAAACCAAGTGATTGCTGCTGCTGATGGTGTTGACTCGTTCAAAGCGGGTGCGAATTACTGCATTCTTCTCGCAGAAATGCAAAGTGGGAAATCGGATGCCTTCATGCTCGTAGGTGCAGAGCTCGTTCGTGAAGGGTTAATTGACCAGTTTGTTGTTCTCAGTGGTAATGCTGAGACTGCTCTTCGTGATCAAGCAAGAAACCAGCGGGAATTCTGGCGAAAGTACCGAAAACACCTTAAGTACTTGAGTGATGATGATGACACTGCTAATACGGTGCATGACACGTGGACCACCAAATCAGTCGTTTGGTCGTCTGAGCTTTCCAAGTACAAATCTCCGCCTGGGAAAACCCTATTCATCTGGGATGAGTCTCATTATGCCCAATCGGGACCATCTGCAACCTGCGTGAAAGGGAACCGCCCTTACCAGTTCTTCCAGAATTTGGGGCTTTGTGCTGACGGTTCACCAAATCGTGGTGGTAATCTGATTATGTCGGTATCAGCAACTCCATTCTCCGAGCTTATCACGAATGAGACAAGCAACCAGACAAAGTCGGTGGTGTACATGAGTCCAGGGACCAACTACATCGGTCTCAATGAGATGTTGGCTAACAACCAGTTGATATTATTTGATGTGAAATCGCTCACAGAAAAGTTTCGTCAGATTGCGCTTGAAGTGAAGGATGAAGGTGTTGGAATTATCCGTGCTACGGGATCAAATGTAGATGCGTTGGAGAGCATTTGCAGAGGGATTGGTGTTTCTGTGTGGATTCACGATCAATCGGATTCGCGAGATATCAACGACCTTCTTGAATCAAAGGCACATCCACACACCGGTGTTATCATTGTCAAGGGCAAGGTAAAGATGGGGAAACAAATCCAAAAACACCGGATTCGTTGGTGCATGGAAACCGCTGCAAATCCAAACACTGACACATTTCTCCAAGGACTTGCTGGACGATGCATGGGGTACCCGGAAAGTTCTGGCGCCAATAATAACATCAAAATTTACATCTCTAGGAAGTACTACAATCTTAGAGATTTTGAAGAATATATTGGTATGATTAATCACTACAAGGGTTCCAGTCATGGTCTTCTTAAAGTTCCGTCCAGGGCTGCGAACGTTGTCAAGGTGAAGGGTCAAGGCAAAGAGCAAAAGTTCTTTAAAACCATCCCCGTGACAACGGAAATTGACTTGAATGGATGGGAGGTGGATGAGAAGGACATTCGCCGAATGGTTTATGATTCGTTAATGAACGAAGAAATTGTAAAGACAGACACACACCTCAATTGGGTCTTGAGTGAGTGCGATCCAGACAAAGGCAAGAAGGGCGAATCCTCTTTGAGCTTTGCGTCGTTCAGCAACTATGGAGATGATGGTGTTGATGGTGACAATCACAAAACCATGATGGATGATTGTATTGCGGGCAAACAGCCACTTTTGCATCCCGGGTCTTCGTTTGGTGTTGCTGCTGACGGGCGCGAGGTTAGGGTTTGGACTAACGATTGGGGCATAACCGCACTCAAAGGCCTCAAGGCAGAAAAAAAAAAACTTACGGTGTACATACAATACCTCTCGGAAACACCACATCCTTCAGCCTCAACTTTGGCAACCACTACTGGCATTGAGGTTTTCAGAAATCAGACTGAAACGCCTGAGACACCTGTTCAAGGAGCAATAGCATTAAAACTCGGGAATGAAACTGCTTTTGATGTGCAAGAGATGCTGAGTGCAATTGAATATTTGGTTAAACAAACCGTGTCTCCACAAGTTCCAGATTCCGTTGAAACTTCTCGCACGATTGAATCAAACGCAAGCAGTGAGAATTGGAAAGGTATTGGAGTTACTAGTGAAGTGCATCGTGCTCTCAAGTGTGGTGGAGAAATCTACAAACACATCAAGAGCAACTACGGCTTGAAACTTGCCTGCACCAAATGCTTGCCGACGAAGACTTTCCCGTCTGATTTAGTTAGACTTTCTCAAATTAAATGGTAATGTAAAATCAAAAATCAAAAAAATCAAAAAATGCAAAATCAAAAAAATCAAAAATGCAAAAAAAATTAAAAAATTTTTTTGTATTTAGACTTGGTCATTTTAGAAGTAAAACTTTTTTTATGATGACTCATATTTTAATTGAATTTTATGTATTTGGGGGTAACTATTAATTTCTATTCCATCTTGAGATTTCAAATGGACCCCTTTTCCTGAACAACATATATCACCAAAAATACAATTAGTATTTTCTGTTTTAAACTTGTTACATTCGCTAATGGAATTAAAATGAATGAAGAAGTGGTCACCCCCGATTCCATCGTAATCCATAGTAAGATCTGATCTAATTTTGGGACTTGACATTGTCAGGGACATCTATGTTAATATAATGACTAAATCTTTAAATCTAATTGTTATTAATATGTAAATGACATTTATCCATAAAGTAACGTTTGCTTGCGACAAAGGTTGGTTGGGACTTGACGTATTCTTCATAAGCAGTATGAACTGAGAAATTGCCGACAGAATCCTTATAGCACGTAACAAATGTCGTAATATCGTTATGTTTGTCCCAGAGTTTGCAAGACAGGTTCATTAAGTGTTTCCCGTCGTGAATTTCTGTATCAGGGTAGTAGTAATTTATAATATTTAATATCTGTTCATCATTACAATTATTTCCGATAGACTTATGTTTAAATATTTTACTTCCCCATGTTTTAAATAGTAAGTTAATCTCTCCAATTTCAATTCCCTCACCTTCACAATCTTGGATTTGATTGTCCCAAAACTCAATAAACGCCGCAATTTTAGGTAAATATTTACTGGTGATACCTTCAAACGAGTCAGTGTCTTCGTTATATGTAAATTGGTCTTTAAGCAGATTCTTAAGATTATTATTGAATAGGATACTGGGGAACTTTTTTTCATCCAGAAAACTCTTCCATAAATATATCATATATTTCCAAGGTATATTAAATTTAGGAAGGTCGTTAGAAGAAGTGTCTTCACATTTCTCAATATAATAAGAACAAAATAATTCAACAACCTCCTTTGATGTATTATTTTTAAGAAAAAATGAATAGTTAGATAGAGAGAAATCACAATGGGATGTTAAGAACTTGTCACTATTTGTATATCGATTTGAATAATAACAGGCGACACTAATAATGTTAATCATATTTGAATTAGTTAAACAATTGGAACAGGAGTTAGTGATAGTATTAATATTAATTAACCGTATATTTTTATATTCTTGGTCGTGAAATTTGTATTTAAATGTGGTCGTGGGGTTGATGGATGTATATAAGTACGAAAAATGAGTAATTTCTTTAAGAAAATGTTTAGCTTTAGGGGTGATTAAATGTATTAAGTGTTGATCCACATGTAATAAATTATTACCGATAATTGTAAGAAAGTATTTAGCCTTATCTTTGGTATTAAATATTGCAGGATAGAATAAGTTAATAATGGTTTGTATGGTATTTGATTCGGGAATTGTTTTAAAAAGGCTATTGTCTTTTATTTTATTGATAATATTATTTTTAACCTTTTCCTTATGACTCATTAATATCCTCTCGTTGCTGATTGTAGATAGGATTTCATGACAAATATTATCTTCGGTATATGTAATATAATTATATCCATCATATTTAAAAAATGTGTCACTAGAAGGGAGATAAGATAACCGGTGTAGTGTGAGAAAATCATTTTCAAACCTAGTGGTTTCTGCGGTTAATTTAGTTTTAAGCAATATATTTTCCTCTTGTGAAATTTTATGATTATCCATAAATTTTGGAAGTTGAGTAACGACGTAATTACTTAACTTATTTAAAAGATATTCTTCATCGCGATATTTTTCAAATAAATGTTTAATTGTTATCACAGAAGTTTGTTTTTGATATGTAAAAGGGTCTATAGGTTCCATTTACATACTTATTATGATTATATTTAAATGTATTAGGCTTATTATGTAAATAAATAGTTTAATTTATGTATCTAGGTAAAAATTAAGTTAAAAAAATAATATAAATAATTTATAATGGATGAACCTGTTCCAAATGAATATAAACCTCGGTCGCGATCATTTTCATTTAAATTAAAGAGAGAAAAGCAAAAAACCTATGAATATGTAGGTAATTTCAACGAAACGTCTGTAAAATCATGTAGAAAAACAGATAAACGAAACTCGGAGGTGTATGACAAAAATATAAAGTTATATAATACAATAAAAAATCAGATTGAGAAAAAAAATGCGTTATTTGAAATGAGCAGTCCTCCCCAAAAACCAAGAAAACCGACAAATGAAGAATTTTACGATATACATAAAATGAGAACAGAACCAAAAAATAACAAACTGCAAACAATTGCGGTTTTGTATTTACAGTCAAATGGGTATGAGGTAGTTATAGATATTCCAAGGAATAAGCTAGGCGAAAACTTAAAAGGTTATGAGAAGTGGTTTGAACCATATAAGGCGATAGATTTAGCTAATAAGGTTTCTTTAACTAAAAATGAGAATTTTATAGATGTTATTAAAGAAAAGTCAAATATTAAAATCCATTCTATGAATAATAAGTGGGTTGAAGGGAAACCAGATGAGGTTGGAGAGGGGCGTGAAAGTAGACAGATTGAAATAATGAGCAGACCACATTTAATTCCTTCAGCGCCACCAATGCCTCAACAGCAGAACAGGTGGCCGCACAAGAATGATCATCACCATCCTCACACTGCCCCACCCCCACTACCACTCCCCCCGCAAACTAATTATCAATCAATGATTGAGAATTCTGAGATGTTTCAACGTTTTGCTAAAACAAACAGAAATTCTAACATAGAAAATGAATCGGTAATATCTGAACCTCCAGCATATGTAGGAGAATCATTGCAGATTCAACCTGAAAGAAATGATAAAAAGTTCAATATAGTTATAAATAATTAGTTTCCTAAACGTTGTGTATATAATGCGAATAAATCAAACAATTTTTTACCCTTTTTAGATATTATATTAATATTGATGAAATCATAATCGTATTTTTCCTTTTTACGAATGATAATTTTGTTTTTTTTAGGGATGTAATAGATAGATTTTATATTAACAAGTTTTAGAATACTTGTGTGGCTTTCACAAACAAACTTAATGAAATCATGTTCAATTGATAATTTATATTTTCTTTTATCTATTGTAACATCAATATATTTAACAAATGTTCTACATAATGGACATGTGTCATGATTATTTAACCAGGTATCAAGACAAAATGTGTGAAATGAATGGTTGCAAATAAGTAGTTTAAAATGATTTGGGTCGGTTTCTAAGCATATAACACATTCTGAATCTTCCATTATATTAGCGCGTTTAAATTAAAACTACATAAGTATTTAAAGATTGTTGACGAAATAATGAATATATGGTAGATTCAAAATATGTGGTTGATTCAAATATTTTAACAATTAAAACAGTCCAAATTGCCCCCTTTAGAACATTGATGACTGCTCTGAAAGATATTCTTTTGGAAACAAATATTACATTTCAAAAGGATGGAATAAGGATTATTAATATGGATAAGTCGCATACAATTCTAGCTCACTTATTTTTAAGAGCGGAGAACTTTGAATTATATGAGTGTAAGGAGGAAAAAATTATTATTGGAGTAAATATGTTTCATTTATTCAAATTAATTAATTCTATAGACAATGATGATACTTTAACAATTTATATAGAAAATGGAGATTATGTTGAGGGGGTGACTTCATATTTAGGGCTTAAATTTGAGAATGGGGATATTAAACAATGTAAAACACAGAAATTGCGGTTGATTGAGCCAGATCAAGAGGAATTAGAGGTTCCCGATGTTACATTCTCGTCAGTCATTAATTTACCATCAAGTGATTTCCAAAAAATAATCCGCGACTTATCCCCATTATCTGATAAATTAGAAATTAAATCGGTATCAAATGAATTAATTTTTAGATGTTCAGGTTCATTTGCTACTGCAGAAGTGAGGCGGGCCGAATCGGACGGGTCAATGGAATTTCATAAAAAGCCAGATTCATCACATATAATTCAAGGTGAATTTTCATTGAAAAACCTAGGTTATTTTATTAAATGTACTAATTTATGTAGCCAGATAGAAATGTATTTGGAAAACGATTTACCTTTAGTGGTAAAATACCATGTTGCATCGCTTGGTGAAATTAAATTATGTTTAGCCCCACTCCCATCACAATAATCGCAAATTTATTTAAACAATAATATAATTATAATGATACAGATTCGTTCCACGTTATAATTATAGGCGCATTATTAAAGTTAATAGTATTGATTTTTATGATATGAAACTATTTAACCAAACAATAGCACAGTTAACTATTGTGTTGTTGATTATATATATTTCGGTGAAAAAGAAGGAAATATCGTGTATTTATGCATTGTTGGCTATTCAGTAATAAGTATCGGTAATATTAGTTACGCATTATATACTATTCGGGAACCAACACTAGAACTATAGATGCTTTTTAAACAATGAGCCATAAGCAACCAAACCTTCAATATTTGAATAATTAATAGACTCGGAATTTTGATTCGAGCAATTATTCAACCATATTTTAACAATACAAAAGCTTTTTTTAGGAGAGATAGTGATACCATTTATTTTTGATTTTGAATTTTGATCCTTTAACAACGATTCACCAACCAACACATAAGAGAGTTCTCTCCATACTTTTGCGACATTCTTGTGTGCTATTTTGTAGGAAAAACACCCTCCATCCCTATTTAAAGGATCCTCCCAAATTGGCTTAATATTACCTCTCATAAGAAACAACATACAATTCTTTATCATTTTTTCTGGGAGCGTTTCACTTACTGCTATCGCATGTTCGCTAGCAGTAAATGGTGCTATTTCTTTATAACTTTTGATTGTCCAGTCTGTATCATGAGGTAAATGAGCATAAAGAACCCATCTATCTTGAAGGTGGTGGAATTCATAACCTTCAGAATCTGATTCTTCTTCATATTCGGGGTCTTGTCCGAGGGATGTCATTGGTTGTGATTCCGACATTATGTAGTAATTCTATCAATTTTTTTATATTGTTTACATAATGATACTATTAATTTAATACCTTATATTTATCATGTTCAAGTAAAATACCATCTCTATTATTTTGTGAATCTAATTCTAATATTGATACATCGTTATCTAGAATAGTTATTTTATAATCACCATCACATATAATATCATAATGGATTTTAAGATACCATTTTATAAACGAATATGATAATACGATATTATTTTCAAAATAATAATCGCTATCATGTGTGTTTAATTTTACCACGTAACTTTCGTTTTCATATTCTACATCAACGCTTAAAAATTTGTAATTAACAGAGTTATATTCTGAATTTTGTTTAAATTTTAATGGAATATCACCGATCATATAGTTAGTATGTTTAAATGAGTGTGTTTTGTAATTATAAATCTCGTACTCATTATCATATTTTCCATAAATAATAAAATCGTAGGTTGTTTTAATATCACCAGCATTTTCTAATTCTATTATTTCACCACAATCGTTATTTTTTATAATGTACCAGATTGATTTTTTTTTATCTCCATTTTGTTTGTTGATAATTTCGTAATAAGCTTGCAATTTAAATAGGCCCCAGATAAATGTCTGAAAAATGAATACTCTATAATTATAAATTAATGAAACCGCTGTCACTGAAAAACTGAAACCAATAAATGGTTTAATGTCTGTATCATTAAAATTCATTTTATTATTTTGATGATATAAGTTTAAATAGTTATCTTATTAATGCTTGTGTGAATTTTTCGGTAGTTGTAGTGTTTGGAGGAGGAGGATGATTTTTTTTAGATACATATGGTTTTGAATCATCATCGTAATTATTTGAAGATGAGGTTGGTTCGAAATCATCATCATACTTGTTTGGCGATCGTTTATGGCGACGTTTCCCTTGTTTACGTATATTATCTGAGGGGTTCGATTGATTAATGTGTTGAGAATTTTTATTATAGTTTAATTTACCCGAGGATGGGTCTATACCAAACACAATAAGTAATATAGATGTTACAAATGACATTAACATGAAAGGTATAAACACTAACATCCATGAAATGATCCCTAAACCTCTTGAACACAAAATGTTTAACATAGTTGTGAAAATAACCATTACTATGAATTTAAAAAATGCCGTATTATTATCCCCTTTAAAAATATCGATTGATATTTGAGTTATTGAAAAGACAAGGTAAATTAATGCCGGAGAACATATATTTGTAAGAGCGCCCATATATATTATTGTAATATTATTAGTAAATTAAAATATATTAGGTATTCCATTTTTATAGTTTCCTATTTTATCTCCAATTTCATTATTTTCGTTAATATTAAAAATATCCCCATTTTGTTCATTTGTTACGAAATAAGTTTTAATTGAAAACGGTGATATAGGTGAACCACTACCAGTAGTAATGTTAACCTTATATCCCCCTTTAACCCCCCCCCACACGGTCCAACCAGCACAAATAAGAGGCGAACATTCAGGAATACCACTGGCTTCACTTTCTACTTCTTCTTCTTCTTCTTCTTCACTTTCTGCATCTTCACTTTCTGCATCTTCTTCTTCTTCTGCATCTATACTATTCGGTCTACAACCAAGCAACGGGGCATGTTCCTTATATGCTTCTAAATCATCATCACATGAGCAAGAGAGAGACGAACATTCATCATTACCACAGTATGAATCTCTTTCAATATCTATACGACCCCCCCACACAACCACCCCACGAGGGACGGAGGGTTCTGGGATTGGTGTATCATCATTATTTTCATAAACCCTTTCGGTTATTTCTAAAGTAATATTAGGTGTTTCGTGAGAATTTAAAGCTTGTTCTAAGATAATAATCCGTTTTAATAAGTCTGTGTTTTGTTGATTTAACATAATAATGTCATTTTGAAGCGTGGTTACAATAGGCGAATTAACAAAGTTATCATAAACTTCATTAGATTCAGTTTTTTGTTTGGTTTCCCAACTTTTTAAAAGTGGTGTTAAATGTGTGGTAATATATTCATGACAATCATCTAGTGTGGGTTGTTTAAAATTAATGTTATCGATTGTTCCAGACATAAATATATTACAAACATTTCGTTTAATATATTTAATAATAACATATATATATATATAATGAGTGAAACTGAAAGTGGAAATGATAGGGTGCATAATAGTTTAAAGCATTTTTGTGTAGAGTTAGTTGTAAGACAAACAGATTATAATCAGGAGAAGGCAAAAAGTGAACTAGAAAGGTATGATTATAACTATTTAAATTTATTGAAGGATTATATGGGTGTAAAAGATAAAACCGAAAATGTGTGTGTTACAAGTAATCAAGAGAGATATAGGTTAATTAGGGAAACAATGGATAATGTAGAGGAGAACTATTTAAAAAAGAAGGAGTTGGGTGAAACACCTTGACTGTAATTATGGATATAGAATACAGCCTTAATATGATATATATATTTAAATCATATTAAGAGTCCTGACCGAATTTTTCACTAACAATTGTAGATTTTTTATTTGTGAAATGTTTCTTTTTAATGTTTAAGTTGGAAAGTTGTATACCTTTAGTTTTAAGTAGAAAATCACTATTATCTTCGTGTAATTCTGGTAAAATTCTTGTAAGCGGTTTATCGACTATAAACAATAGGCGATCATATTGTAATAATTTTCTATATTCACCGATAGAGAGATTGCCATAAAACTTGTCTAATGTATAATGGGGGTCAGGGGAGGGTTTAATATTTTGATCATAGTTGTAAGCCTTTGTATAAATTAAGTTAAGTAAGTGATATCTTTCAAATTTAGTAGATGAATCTATATTTTCATCCATTAAAGATGCGGCAGCACATTCAGGGCTACAAAAACAACCGTAAACATGGTAGGTTTCTTTAAGATAAAATTTAGGTATATGAATAGGTGGGTTATCAAATTCAAATGTACACCAAAAACAAGCAGATTTTTGATCAGATATGTTATTGGTATGTAAATTATATTGGAGGTCTTTAAGTTTTTCATGTATGATCTTATTTATATCGGATTCATTCTCATAATTGGTATTATTTGTAGCTTTAACTGGTTGACAAAATTCCGACGAATCTGAACCCCCAAAATTATAATTTAGAATACTAGTTTTATTATCAAATAAGTTATTAATTTCAGTTGTAGTGCATTTTAAGTGTAAAATAATATTAGATATATTATCATACTCGTTTTCAATAATAGGTGGAGGGGTAATAATTTTACCACCTTTTGGTTTCCGCCCTCTTTTTTTGGGCGGCGGTTTAGTTTCAATATTATTAGAATCAACAATAAAATTTTTAGGTTTCCGTCCTCGTTTTTTAGGTGGTGGTTTATCGGTCATTTTATTAAATACGTAAAACTAATTTAAATAGTTTTAATATAACAATTTCTACAAACGGGAATATAATTATCTGTTCCAATAACTTTTTGTTCAAGTTCCTTTGAACATCGTAAACTAAAAATAGCGGGTGTACCATCTTTACATATTCCACAAATTGCGGTAAGTTTGGTGACTTTATCGGATAAAGGGATAAGATCCAATATTTGTCCAAATTTATTTCGTTTAGAGTCACCATCAAGTCCACATACATAAATATGTTTTTTTGTAGTGTCAAGCAATTTTGATACCCAACTATAAAGATCGGGAAAGAATTGTCCTTCATTAATCAAAATAACATCAGCTTCAGAAACCTCCTTTTTATAATCAATATAAAGGCTTTCAAGTGTTTTAGTTTGAATACATGGAATCATGGTTTTATCGTGAGTAGAAAGTTCTGTTTGGGAGTATCTTGTATCCTCTGAATAATTAATAACCAAAATTCGCAGTTTACAAAATGAACTTTTTCTAAATTGTTCAATCACTTTGCCTGTTTTCCCAGAAAACATGCATCCGATCCATAATTCAAGATATGCGTTTTTGTTCATTGTGATATGTAATATTATTTTTTAATGATATTACCTATTCAATTATTTAAGAAATAGGCAAGTATTATATATAATATGGAAAGTATAGAGTCAATACCTTGGGTAGAAAAATATAGACCGACAAAATTTGGTGATATTGTTTTGGATCCAATAAATAAAGAGATATTGACAAATGTTATAAAAAGAGACCATTTCCCAAATATGCTATTTTATGGTCCGCCCGGGACAGGTAAAACAACAACAATAATTAATATAATTAAATTATACCAAGAGACGTATAATCAAAAACATAAGGAATTGATGATACATTTAAACGCATCAGATGAAAGAGGTATAGATATAATACGGAATCAAATAAATCAGTTTGTAAATTCCGCTGGATTATTTAATAAGGGATTGAAATTTGTAATATTAGACGAAGTAGACTACATGACTAAAAATGCGCAACAAGCATTAAAATATTTATTACAGAAATGTTCAAAAAACGTAAGATTTTGCTTAATATGTAATTATATAAGTAGGATAGATGATGCTTTACAGAATGAATTTATAAGATTAAGGTTTAATCAACTCCCACATTTAGATATTTATAATTTTTTACAGAAGATTTCAAAAGGCGAAAATATTAGTTTATCCAAAGAAACTACATATTCAATACAGAAATTATATGACTCCGACATAAGAAGTATGATAAATTATATGCAATCAAATCAAGATTTGATAAATGAAAATAATATAATTGAAACGAGACATTATGATGAGTTATCAGAACATTTACAATGTGGTACAATGGAAACAGCAATCAAAAATATAACGGACTTATCAAATACATATAATATAGATAAAAAAACATTATTGAAAAACTATTTTAAACATTTAATGGTTCATAATAATTTAATAACGGGTAGTTTTTTGAATTTTGTGGAGAACGCCCTCCACAATGAGGGTTGTAATATAACAGATTATACTAATTATTGTTTACACAAAATTTGTTTTTTTTTAAAAAACAAAAGCTGCGGGGTTGGGTTGGAGTAAGTGTATAATAATTATTAATTCTAGATTTGAGTTTTGAAACAAATACGTTTGGTGGCGAATTTTGTATTGGGTCAAAACAATTTCGTTTTAAACTATATTCATCATAATGATCTGGATTTTTTTTACCTTGTGTATATGGAAGACTCCCGTATATAATATCAATTGGTTTAGACCTTTCCATTTAATCTATTTTGAGAAAATAATTGAAATAGATTAACTTAAAGGAATATAAACAATACTACTAATGGATGACGCAGCAATATTAGATTGTGACGATGAATGGGATAACTTTTGCAATGACGAACCAAGTATTTTAGTAGAAGATGAACAAATTCAATTACAAACATCGGAATTTCCTAAATGTTCTAAGTTATATATCTCTACACAGACGAAGATATCATATTTGAATAAACCAATAAACTTAGCAGAGGTGTTCTGGAAAATAAAAGTAAACCCGTATAGTTTACCCGAAAGTGGTGTCATAAAAAAACAAATGAAATTCAACTTTACGAACGAAGAACAGATAAAATTATATAGAAAAAAGGTAGATGTAGAGAAATATTATGATGAATATATAATAAAACAAATAAGAAATCCAGAAGGGAAGGTTAAATTTAAGGATGTTAGAAAGATAAGTATTGGGTTAGCAAAGAAAGATATTCTTAGTTACCGCCGCAAAAAAAAGGGCGCGTTTTATAATTGTTTTGTTTTAATTTTGCGTTTGTGGGATGACGTGAGTAGTACATATAAAGAGTCGCATGTAAAGGTTTTTAACACTGGTAAATTAGAATTACCTGGAATTCAATGTAATATTTTCTTGAAGAAAATATTAAACACTCTTGTGATGATTTTGAATAAAAATTGTGGATTGGATATAAAATGTTTAAATGATAAAACAGAAACTGTATTGATTAATTCGAATTTTAATTGCGGATTCTACATTAATCGTGAAAAGTTATATGATATTCTAAAATTTAATTATCGGTTTCAAACGTCATATGATCCTTGTTCATATCCAGGTATCATGAGTAAATTTTATTATAATCATTTATTGGATGAGCAGACTGGAATTAAACCGACACACACCGCAGAGCAAACTGGAAAGATAAACGAGGTATCTTTTATGGTTTTTAGAACGGGTAGTGTATTAATTGTTGGTAAATGTGAAGAGGATACGCTTATGGAAATATATAATAATATAAACGTTATTATAACGAATGAATATTTAAATATTAATCAAAAATCGGCAAATGGAATAGAATCGAAAAAGTCTGTTCCAAAGAAAAAGAAGGTAAGGCGAAAAGAAATTATTATTATAGAAGAGTGATTAATTAAAAATCCAGTTAACTATTTTAATATTTGATACATTAATCAAAAGTGCATCAAACTCTGGATCAAACATTCTTAGTTTTAATCGTGTTAATGAAATAGGTTTATTATATATTTTTTTAACAAATAAATCAATTATAGATAAAAATTGCTCACAATCTAATGACTTATTAATAATAAATTTAATAAACTCATAAATAATTACTAGTTTAGTTTCAAAATCTAATTGTTTTTCAAAAATTATTAATTTTTGAGATAAATTAACTAGTTTTGTATAAAGCTCAAAGTTATCGTTGCATTCTAGCTTATTTTCAATACAATATGACGTTATGCAATTAAATATTGTTGATAACAATTTAATTTGCGCTATAATATTTTGTTGTTGCCCAATAGGTGGAACGAACTGAACTTTATAATCATTATTAATTTCAAAAATAGTTTTTTTATAAACGAATAGAGTTGCATCTTTGGAATTAAGTTGTAAAAAGCTATGATTATCATCACCTATTTGGCCTATGAATTCAACATAATAATAATAGGATTTCTGGGAATGGTAAGTAACAAGTTCTAAATTTTTTGTATATAACAAAAGGATATTGAAAACATTTTGAATGGTTTCTAAACCTCTAATTAAAACGTATTTTAAATACGTTGGGTTTTGGATATAGACATTATCATTACTAAATAATAGGTACTGGTGGATTAATTCAACATAATTCTTGAAAATAAGCGTTATTGGAACACCAATTACCTTATTGTAATTTTCTGAATTATTTAGAATTTTCATATATATAAAAATATGTGAAAATTTTAAACTATTTTTACAATAAGTATTTAAAGGTTAAAAAAATCATATTATATAATGAGTGGAGTAGAAGAGACTAGTGCATCGAGTAATTACAGATTACCAAGTAATCTTACATTGCAACATGCAAGTAAACTTTGCGTAGTTGACGACAAACCGTTGATGTTTGATTATTGGACTTTATCATTAGACAAACAAGTTATTATTGGCGTTAAAGAAAATGGTGAAAAGCTGTTAGTGAAGAGCGAAGATGAATACACAAGCCCGATTGTTAAGATTTATAAGGTTGAGAGTGAATATTTAGTAATTACGGAGAACTCTATATATTTGGTAGATGTTGGTTGCCCCACGAAAAGGATTTCTTAAGTTAGTATTTAGTAACTCAATAATAGCAAAAAAATTATAATCGGGTTGACTGACATGTTTCTATAAAGACCATGATATCAATTTTAGAATATCTTAACCAGTCATAAATTAAATGAAAAACGTATAAAGAAATATATGAATATTATTATTATGACAACTCTGGCAAGAATTAAAAAGGAATTTAAGGATATCCAAACGGATCCACCGTCTAATTGTAGCGCCGGTCCTGTGGATGATGATATGTATGAATGGCAAGCAACTATTATGGGTCCCCAAGATAGCCCGTTTCAGGGTGGAATATTTTACCTTAAAATAAATTTTCCAAAAGACTATCCATTTAAACCCCCTAGATGTACGTTTTTAACAAAAATATTCCACCCAAATGTAAATTCTGTCGGAGGCATTTGTTTAGATATTTTAAAAGATAATTGGTCACCAGCATTGACTATAAGTAAATTATTGCTTAGTATTTGCTCTTTGATGGATGATCCAAACCCAGATGACCCATTAGTTCCAGAAATAGCGGATCTTTATAAAAGAGATAAAACCAAGTATGAAAGACAGGCCCAAGAATGGACGATAATGTATGCTACACAATAGTATATATTAGTTAATCATCAGTTTCCTCATCATCTGTTTCATATTCAGAAACATCTGTTTCGTCGCCAGAAAACTCCACTTCATCATCACTAAAATCACACGTATCCGACAATTGTGAATCTGAATCTGAAACTACGAATTCTGCATCTTTTTTCGCAGAAGGATCATTAACCATTTTCATTTCAATGTTATTTTCATAGAGAGTATCATATTGTTTTTCTTGCGAAGTTTGGGGGTTCCAACCATCGTATTGCATCTGCCAATGGTCAATTTGTTTAATATTTGAAGTTGACGAATTAATTGAACCAGGAACCCATGCATGTTGGTCTGGATTAAACCGAATGGGTGAATGGGATGTTCGGGTAGAGCGGCGTGGGGTGTTGGAAGACATTTGAGTACTTTTTACATAAACGAGAAAAGCATTTCAATTTTATAATTAATTACTAATATTTATTGGAACAGATGCACCGAGTATCAAGTCCTATACTACAAATTTGTTTATCATCCATGATTTATTTATTATTTATTTAATAAATCAATCAAAATCTTCCGAATAAAATACCATTAGCTGTAATAAACTATTTTTTGGAGACATTTTACACATTGGAGTAATCTTATTCATGAAATATGTTCTTTATCGCTTTCTCGTGATCTTCTGTGTGTAAAGCGGACGTGATAACCACTACAATAACTGAAATTTAAGAGTATTTATCACTCAGCCCCCACGGAGACTTGAACTCCGGGCCTTTGGTTTACAAGACCAACGCTCTACCACTGAGCTATAAGGGCTTATTTATTTTTGTATAAATCTCTTTAAGTTAATTAGAGTATTAACTCTAATTGTTCTATAACTTCTTTAGATAATGTTTCTGGGAATTTTACAGTAAAGCATATAATCAACATTCCTTTTTGTCCATCTCTCTCCATTCCCATTTTTGGAATACATTTTTGGAAATTTGATTCTATTATATTACCAGGTTTATTGTTAATATTAAACTTTCTCCCGTCAATGTATTCAAGCTCAAATGAAAATCCACATAATGCTTGCTTTAAAGAAATTGAATGTTTATAGATTAAATCTAATCCTTTTCTCTCAAAATCTATATGAGGTTTCACCTTTATGAAGAGTTTAATGTCACCTTTTAATGATTCGCTTATTATATTACCTTTTCCTCCTAATACAATCAATTCGTTATTGTCTATCCCTTTTGGTACAGTAATATAAATTGTTTCGCTTTCATGTTTAGTTTTTTGATGGTTTTCAATCTTTATCCATCTTTGGATATTAATAGGTAGTTTACATCCACTGTGAGCTTGAGCAATTGTAATGTTGACACTTTTAATTATAGGCGCGGGTTTTTGCAACATATTATTAAAAGAACTGTGGTTAGAATATACTTTAACATTTGGGTTATTGTTCATAAACTGGGGACCACCACCACTTCCTCTAAAGAACATACTAAATAAATCGTTGGGATTCATACCTCCACCACCACCATTTAAAAATGGATTATTTTGTTCCATATCATATTGTCTCCTTTTCTTTGAATCTGATAATATTTCATATGCGAGACTAATTTTTTGAAACTTGTTAGTTGCTTCAGCGCTTTGTTGATTGCGATCTGGGTGCCACTGCATAGATAATTTTCTATATACCTTTTTTATTTCATCTTCTTTTGCATCTTTTGTAATTCCTAATATTTGGTAGTAATCATCCTTTTTATTTGCAGCCTCCATATTATTTATAATACTAACATTAACTTAAATAGTTATTTACGAATATAAATATGGAATTACCATTTATTCATAAATATCAACCTATTTTTTTGAAAGATTTTGAAATCGGGGATGAACTACAAACCCTGTTGGAAACATTGATTAAGATGGATACATTAAATATTTTATTGGTTGGTAACACTGGATCTGGTAAAACATCCTTAATAAATTCATTATTGAAAGAATATTATAATTATGAACATATAGAAGATAAAAATATTTTATTTATTAATAATTTAAAAGAACAAGGAATTCAATATTATAGAAATGAAGTGCGGACATTTTGTCAATCACCTTCTTCTCATATAACCAAAAAAAAATTTATTGTATTAGATGATTTAGACTTCATCAATGAACAGAGTCAGCAAGTATTTAGAAATTGTATGGATAAATGGGGTCATAACGTTCATTTTGTATGTTCTTGTGTAAATGTTCAAAAGGTAATAGAAAGTTTACAATCAAGAATGACCATAATTAAAATTAAACCTCCATCGTTGGAGGATTTACATAAAATATTACTTAAGATTTCCACAATTGAAAACTTAAATATTACAAGTGATGCCGAAACGTTCCTATTAAATATTTCAAACAATTCTATTCGTATTTTGGTAAATTATTTGGAGAAGATTAAATTACTAGAGAGAGAAATAGATTTAAATTTGGCAATGGATGTTTGTACAAACATTAGTTTCCACATTTTTCAAGAATATACAGATTTATGTACCACATCAAACTTGACCGGGGCTATAAGTGTAATTGATTCAGTATTACAAAAGGGATTTTCAGTAATGGATGTATTGGATAACTATTTTATATTCATTAAATATACGACAAAAATATCTGAAACACTAAAGTATGATATAATTAAACTCATTTGCAAGTATATAACAATATTTCACAATGTTCATGAAGATAGTATAGAATTATGGTTATTTACTAACAATTTAATAAGTTTGTTTTCTATCGTTATATAAATGTCGTGTCAGATATTTAAATCGGGGTTTTCGAATGATATTTTGTTTGATTTATTAAATCAAATTCATTTTCAAAAAACAAATAAGTGTTACGTTATTAATAAAGGCTCTTTTAAATCTGCGTTAGCAAAAGGGTTATTAGTGGATTTTTGCAATACGCTTAAGGAATCATACCATATCTCGAAACAATTCTATATTACACGACAATTGGATTACGCTAAATTTGCTAGCGTTTTACGGCAGATTTGTAACCATAATCATATTTCATTTACGACAAAAACCAAATATGACAAATCTAATTATGATATTCATTATTTTATATATTATTGAGCATGCGATAAAACCATATATTTAGAAATAATCATTTCCGAATTCAATAATTCGTCTTCTTTTAAATAACAAAACCAATTATAAGCGGTTCTTCTGAGAAGTTCCTTTTGGGGTATATAGATCCCGAACAAATTATTATTAAAATCAATGTAATCTCTCCCCAATAAATCTTGTATTATAACTGGTTTATCCGTATTAGTTATAGTTCCTATTTTTTTACCTGAAATAAGATTCATATTATTATTATTTACTTCTTGAAAACACCATTTATTCTTCTCATCCAAGAAAACAGATTCGTCTGTGAAATCTCTAGAAACTAATCTTTCCATGAAAAATTTATAGTTTTCAATTACTTCGTTGTTTTTGGTTGCACCCATAAATGATGGGTCTGGTAAAAAGGGTACATCTTTATTTTTACTTACGTTTTCACAAATAAACGGCAAATCATTATTAACCCCGGTATCATATAAATCCTTAAGGTTTTTAATGCAAAGAAATGAACTAGGTACTATGATACCTCCATAGTGGTATATCAAGTTTATTAAACCAAGGTATCTAATTTTTTCCTTTAGTGGGTCTCCCATTTTTGATAATTCTGGCGTCCATCCAGGAATTAATGCGTTAAATGAATTGTCATCTATTAAACATATATTGAATGACTTACCACAATGATTTACAATGCTTTGTATTGTAATATATTGATATGGTTGATTTAAATTTGAATTATTTCTAGAATAAAATGAATCCCATGATCTGGAATTAATTTCATATGGGACATGAACCCATAGAATAGGTTTTGTCGATTTAGCAATTGGTGAATCATTTAATAAATACTTCTTAATAAGATTATAATGGCGAAGATCATCATGATCATTTAATTTATCAACGAATCTTCTATATAAAAACCCAGAAACTAATAACATTATAAATATGTATACATAATTTGTGTCAAACATTTATATATATTTATACTATTTTTATTAATTTCCCAATTCGTTAAATCTGTAAAGAACCCTTTTTTGTATATTAAGCGCTTCTTCTGTTTGTTTTGCCAGTTTAAATGCTCGCATTGTGTCTATACTTTTGTTCTTTGTTTCTCTTTCAGTTATAAATTGTTTGGATTGTATCAACGATAAAGGTTCTGTGTTCTGCTCACTACGCTTTTGTAGTATATGCGTTAATGAATTATATTTCTCTCTATCATTAAAATCCTTTTCAGTAACAGGAATTAATGTTTCTTGATGAGCCTTTTTCAAATCTTCGTAACCAAGCTTACTAAATATGCTGGATGAATAATTAGTGGGTGCATCTCTAGATAACTCATATGAAGTATTATCAGCTAGTTCCTCTATTGCAGTATGTTTTACAAGAACACTGGCCTTTTCCTTTTGTTGCATAATAAATTCTGTCATTTCTCTTGTTCCGCTCACAGTCACATCGCAAACATCTTCATTGCTTTTAAACCATTCTTCGTATCCAGTTTCGTTGCATTGATCTTTTAGTTTATTGCTTTCAAATAATTCATTGAAAATGTTATTAAAATCTTCGTGATTTTTAAATTTAGATATTGTAATTCCTATATTTTCATCATTGTTTGCCTCATTAATAATATTTTTATAGTCACACTCTTTTTGGTCTACTCTATTCCTAAATTCGTATAAATAATAGAGAACTTTATATGCTCTAAGGAAAAAAATAAATATTTCTGGTTTCAGTTTAGACTTGTCTGGGTGTGTTCTTTTAACGATATGTTTTGCTTTTTTAAGAGAAACTTCATTAAAATCATATGACAATTGAAATAGGTTGAGAATGTCTTCTAATTCATAATTTTCAATATTTAGATCTAAATTTTCCATATTAACTTATACTATAAATGATAGAGAACTTTATATTCTTTTAGGGTGAAAGGAAATATTAGTTTATAACCAACTAATATTTTACTAAATTCGAATAAATGATAGAGAACTTTATATGCTTTAAGGAAAAAAATAAATATTTCTGGTTTCAGTTTAGACTTGTCTGGATGTGTTCTTTTAACGATATGTTTTGCTTTTTTAAGAGAAACTTCATTAAAATCATATGACAATTGAAATAGGTTGAGAATGTCTTCTAATTCGTAATTTTCAATATTTAGATCTAAATTTTCCATATTAAGTTATACTAATAAATTAAACCAATAAATTTTTTATAATTTATTGGTTTAATTTATATAATAAAAATATTTAACAAAATTATATGAAAGTTATATTTTTAGACTTTGATGGTGTATTAAATAATGCAAATAATTCTGAATATCATAATATGTTTTCTCATGATAATTTTATAAATCTAAAAAAAATTATAGATAAGACCGGTTCATATATATGTTTAACTACATCACATAGAAATAGACAATTATCATTATTATTGTTTGAACAAGTTTGTAGTATATTTGGTATAAATAATAGAGTTATAGGTAAAACTGATGAGAATAGTGAATTATCAAGTGTTAACCAAAATTCTATATTAAGAGTAAAAGAAATAAATGATTGGTTAGAGAACCAATCTAATAAGAATTTAGAAAAATGGGTAATATTAGATGATATGGATATGAATATTAATAATTTTGTTAGAACAAATTACAACGATGGTTTAACTGATGATGATGCTAATAAAGCAATATTAATATTAAATAATTAATATAACATTACTATTTTGGTGTGTTTTTATTTATACTTTTTTAGTTGGAGTAAGTAAGACCAGCCACACCACCACCCATAAGTTGAAGAAAATCGAAGTTTCTAGCTAATAAAATTATATTTTGAGATAGCGACACCACTTTCTTCTTCTCTCTATATTTATTTTTAATAGACTGATGTATATCTTTAAATAATTGTTTCTTATCTCCTATCAATAACCATATGTTTGTTTATAAATTAATTCATTGGTAAATATAATTATGACAGAATCTTATGTAATAGGGTACATAATGCATCGTTTGAAGGATTTTGGTATTATGAAAATTTAAATAATATTAATTTAATTGTCTATTACACTCACTGCTATGATGACCGTCATCTAAATATATTTCATAAACTACCGGTGATGGTAAGGTAAATTGTGGTTTCATGACACCATTTTTTATATGATTTGTAAAAAATGTTCCAAGCAGTTCTTCGTTGCTTGGAATTGGATTTTCACTTACAATGTCATCATGGTTAATATATAATTTTATAGGTTTATCATTTTGCAATTCAAAATAGATATATTTATAAAAATCTTTAAGTGTTGCATTTTTATGAAAAGAGAACAAAAATCCATATCCACAACATTTTTTAATAAGAAATAAATATTTTCCACTCTGAAGTTGTTTATTGTATTCGTTCAGATATTCTTGGTAAGTGTTATTAGAATTCATATTTATATAATTTCTGTTTTTATTTCTAAATCCTTTAAACTGGGTATATTTTTGATTATAGTAATGTTTTGCGGGATTTGTTCTATGTTTAATAAATGTTCAACATCTTCGGCTATATACAATGTTAAATCCATGGTTCCATTCAAAACGCTACATTGCTTTGTCCATTGTTCTAATTTTAATACTTCATTTAATCCTTTTATTCGTCCAAGCATACCTAAATGCTCATTGGGTCTTTTACCAGGTTTTCCATTTGTATGTTTAATTCTCCATTCACACGATAATGCGTTACGGTGATCTGGAAATCCGGTCAACAGTGCATAAACTTCCCATTCTCCTCCACGACCTTTTGTATATCTAGCACCTCCTACAATTTCCCCGTTATGTTGTCTTAGACGACGATAAGGATTATTAGTAGAACCATTATATGTTAGGTGTCCAAATCTAGATTGCTTATTCCTTAATATATAACAATACCATGGCCCATTTGCCATTATATAAATTCATTATTGATTAAAATTATAATACAAACTATTTCATATTATAATTTTCACATATATATGTTGGTGTGGACATTATTTTTATATAACTTATTTTATAAAATTGAAATGAAAAATAATAGTATGTATTTGTTACACAACTCAATCATGTCTGATTCTCAAAACACTTCACCAAATACCCATACCATTTTGACTGACGTGAATAGTTGTTTAGACTTAAATGTTGAGGTTGTTTCTAGTAACATAGTTGTTGGTGGGGTAGTAAAATGTGAAGGTTTGAACACCGATGATCAAGAGTTGAACCCTGACGGCGATGAGTCCGATGGTGATGAGTCCGATGGTGATGAGTCGGACGATGGTGAGTCCGATCCTGAATTTATTTGGAAAGCTAAAAATGAAGTTTGTGAACAACTGAAGCTTGCCATTTGGACTTTTCAGGATAAATATATATGTAATAAAGAATTAGAGGGATGGGGTCGAGACGTTGAAGATATGATTCTGTCAGTCGCTAGAGACCTATTATAGGTAGGATATGATATGACATTTTCAGTAATCTACCATATAAACCAATAAGGATTTCAAAGGCGTAATACAGATTCAAAAAAATGATTTATGTTTTCAATATTAGAGCCAGATACGCTTACATCTGGTGCAAATGATACATTGCCTTGTTTGTATGCAAGTAGACAAGGTATTCCAGAGACTTGTTTTTTTGATTTCAAAAAAGCATATAAATCAAATGAATCGTCTATATCAATATCACAACAGGTTACAGACATTGGGAGCATAGAAACATATGAATTAACATGATTCTTAATAGATTTACATGGTTTACACCAATCAGCCCCAAACTTAAATACTATAGTATTTTGGTTTGCTTCTAATAATTTTTGAAACGTAACTCTATCAACTTCTACTTGTTTGAGGGTATTAATTAATGGTTGTGTGGCGGTTGTGTTAACATTTTTATATGATTCTGGTTTTTCATAAGGTTCCATTATACATTTATCTAAACATAAATTTTTAAATGGTTTGACTATTCACTATATTTTCCAACTGCGTAATATCAATGATTGGTAAATCAACATGAGATTCCCAAAAATATTTACAAAAAGACCATTTAAATCTGCAATTATCACCGTACCAATCGCTATGTTTTACCAAAAGTTCTTTGGAAAGCATTTCTGGTAATAAATGAAGACTGCTTTTAGGTAAAACATATGCTAATTGCACCAATTCAATAACGGGGTTTTTTTCCTTAATGGTGACAAAATTGGTATCAAAATATGGGATATATCGTATTAAATCTTGTAGCAGGGGAGGGTAGTGATAATTATATTTCCATCGCCAATCGGGACATTTATGAGAGTAATATTTAAATGTCCATTCCAATGCTTCTAAAAAATTAATACAAACCTTTTTAATATTATTTTCAGTTGGATCAATATCAAATAGCATTTTATAATATCGTTCTTGCCAAAAGTCCTCAAATGGGTTAATATACATTTCTGTTTTACGGTCAATTAAAGGTATAGATTGAAATTTGTTGTCCCTATCTTTAGCATTTACATTAGAAAACCACCGTTTGGATAGATTGTCACGCCGGTTATACTCCATTTCCACAAATGACTGCTCTTGTTTTTGCAATTCATCAATCAAAATTCTGAAATTATTCCAGTAAATTTTCTTTCCGTCTGTAATATTTTTATTAGTTTTACCAAGAGTTGCTTTGTATGTGTCCATAATATGGTCTATTCCGAAAGTCCTAATATTTAATGCTGGAAAGTGTGGAATAAAATCATTTCCTAATAAAAACGTCATAAAAATGTAGTCATATAACCGATTTTTCTGCTGCTTCATTGTAGGCGATTTATCATTATTCAATTTAAGTATAATAGCTTTAGCTAGGAGTGGTATATCTAACATATAGAGAGAATTAGGGTCGAGTGATTTATCTATGTTACTTATAAAATGAGGCGTCTCTCTAAAAAGATATAATTGGTCGGTAATGGGAAGATGGTTTATAGTTAACATAATAAGGTCTGCATCCAAACCATATACAATAGATTTTTGCTTATTAAATAAGTCCTGGTTAAGTCTAATATATTCAAACAATTTATGTTCTCCTTCGCCTGGTTCTTTGCTTGTAGAGATAATAATTGTTTCAATATTGAATTTAGATGGATTGTTAAAGTAAGAGTTTATTTTAGTAGATAATTTAGTCATGAAATTAGAGCCTGGTGTTATAGCAGTAGTATCCCATTGGTCATTAATAGGAGTATTTTCTAATTCATAAGTTATTTGTTTTTGAAACCAAGTTTTATATCTTCGGTTTCTTTGTTGCTCTAATTTTGCAACTGGTGCAACACCATCAAACGCAATATAAACCATACTTATAGGTTTAATTATGTTAATATATTCTTCAAGTTTTTCACATATAGCGTTTATTAAACTTTCTTCAAATTTGTCATCATCATTTTCATATTTAATTATTCTTACCGCATCATAAATAACAGAATTACTATCTATTAGAAGATTATTTATAATGTCCAGTTTTTTGATTTTTTTGAGAATATTAGAATGTTTTTTTACAATGTGTGAGAAGTAGGCAGGAATCCCCATAATATAATTATATGTCGGGATGTGTTTAATAAGTTAAAAATATAATATATTTTGCGCGATCTTAAGCATTTATATTTAAATCGTCATAAAAATTTGAAAAATAATAATAAATGTATATATAATGAATCAAGTAAACGTTAAAATTAAAAGTAACAACCACCATGATTCACTCATAGATGTTCCTAAAAAGGATATTTTAGACTTCATTGTGTCTAAAATTAAAACTTTTCAGGAAATAATAAAGAAAACTATACTAGCCGTTCAAAAGTACAAAACCATGGATATTTTAGGAACAAATGAAATAAACGCATGTATTAATAGTTTGGAATGTTTATTTGCGCAACTTACGGAAATGACGATACCATCAAACAATAGTTCAAACATCGACAGTGATTTAATGTTGAGTAAACTACAGGAAATTAATAATGAACTTTCATCCATATTAAAATTATTCGGAACAGAAAAATTAGAAGATTTAATCACGATTTGCTTCGGGAGTGATTTTATTGATATGATCATAACTGAAGATAATAAAAATAAACTTGATGTTATCAAAAAATATGTCCACCCAATTGGATATAAAGTGATGGTTTGGAAAGGTGATAAACAAAAAACTAATATGGTTGTGTCTAAAAATAAAATTGTTGAGGATTTTATGATAGTCGAAAAATCCGAAAATTTTGATTGTTTTGATTTAGCAAGAACCAGTAAATCGTATCAAACCAAGGTATATGGGATAAAAATTGCAATACAACACGAAGAGTTAAAAAAAACTTTGATTATTTGTGGCGTTGTTGATGAAATTATGATTGATTGTTTAAATTACCCATTTATAACAAGAAAAGTTAATAATTTACAAAAAAATAAACCCCGGGATCCGATATTCCACGATGAAACATTTAAGCGTTTTATTAATATATTAACTATTAAAGAATTGCTTATATTTTCAGAAGAAGAACTGTATAATAGATTTATTGGTTATGTAAACCAATTATCTATTATAAAACAAAAAACAATATCACAGGTGGTTAAGGAATTTATAAATTCTGAATTGTATACTCAAAAAACGACATTAACACAATTGCTATTAAAAGGAAACGACCCAGAATTCCAATATTTAGCATATCTACTTTATGATTTATTATCAAATGATGTTAATGGCACTATAGATACCCAAGAGCAAACTCTACTGTTTGATAGTTTACCTTGGAATATAAAAAAATATTTTAGAGATGCTATGAAGACTACTATACAATATACAAATGAATTGTGTAATTTTGATAATAGTAAAATACCTCTTGAACAACAGATATGTTTGCTGAAGGTAAATAACAATGTAAAAGAAAAGGCTATGTGTAAACTTAAGGAGATTAAATCCAAATCAGAAGATTCGGGTTCTAAAGCCAGACAATATTTAGAAGGTCTTTTAAAAATCCCTTTTGGTATTAATATAAACGAAAGTATTATGGATTTGGTTCCTACTGTTACTAGAGAATTTACAAATATTGTTGAATTCATAAAGACATCATATCAATATAAAATACCCGTTGTAAAGAATAAGTATACTTGCCTAGAAATAGATACATATATAAAATTAATTAGTAAGGACTTTATACCAAAAATAGAATTATTACATTATAAAGGTATTCAAAAACAATTAGTTAGTTGTAAAAGACCAGACTTAATCTCAAATATATGTAATGTTAATACGATAATAAAAATAAATAAACTCACTTATGAAAAATTATGTCATTCGGGTAAAAAGGCTGGTGTTATGAAACAACAATTAGATGATTTCATTAAATATTATAAGGATGACGGGAATATATTAAAACAACTTTCTCTAAAATGTAATATCAATTTGGAAATAACTAAGAATCTTATAAAAATCAAAAATGATGCTTTGTCAATCGAGAAAAAGATAGCAGAGTTAGCCACTTATATGAATGATAGCAAACACACACTAGACGAAGCCGTTCATGGTCATGTAAAACCTAAGAGACAGATTGAGAGAATAATCGGTCAATGGATAAACGGTGATAACGTGGGCTATTGTTTTGGATTTGAAGGACCGCCTGGCATAGGAAAAACGTCTCTAGCTAAAAAGGGTATTTCTGAATGTTTGAAAAATGTTACTGGGGGATCCAGACCATTTGCATTTATAGCAATAGGAGGCTCATCTAATGCTAGTACATTAGATGGACATAATTACACATATGTTGGATCAACATGGGGTAGAATAGTAGACATTCTTATTGAAACAAAATGTATGAACCCAATTATATTTATAGACGAATTGGATAAAGTAAGTAATACAGAACAAGGCAGAGAGATTATAGGGATTTTAACCCATCTTATAGACCCAACGCAAAATGATAGTTTTCAAGATAAGTATTTCAGTGGTATAGATTTAGATTTATCAAAGGTATTGTTTATATTTTCATATAATGATGCAAATGCTATAGATAGAATATTGCTAGATAGAATACATAGAATACAATTTAAACATCTCTCTAATGAGGAAAAAATAGTTATAACTAAAAAATATATAATACCTGAAATGACTACTAAAATGGGTTTGGAAAATGTGATTGATTTTACAGATGATGTAATTATGTATATAATATCAGAATATACGTGTGAACCAGGTGTAAGAAAACTTAAAGAAATTTTATTTGAAATAATTGGTGAAATAAATTTAAAAATATTAAATAACGAGAAGGGATTTAATATACCCGTTTCTTTATCTCGGGATGATATACAAAATGTTTATTTGAAGGATCGCCATCCAATAAGAATTAAAATGGTGCACGATAACCCAAAGGTTGGTGTAATTAATGGGTTATGGGCAAACGCGCTAGGTAAAGGAGGTATAATACCTATAGAGTCATCATTTTGTTTTAATTCTGTTATGCTTGATCTTAAGTTGACTGGATTACAAGGAGATGTAATGAAAGAAAGTATGAATGTGGCAAAAACATTAGCATGGAATTTAACAACACCAAAACAACAAAAGGATAATATTAATAGCATGGAAACTACTAAATTTCAAGGAATTCATATACACTGCCCTGAGGGTGCTGTACCTAAGGATGGACCATCTGCTGGAACTGCTATAACAGTAGTAATCCATAGTTTACTTTCTAATAAAAAAATAAAAAATAACATTGCTATTACTGGTGAAATAACTTTACAAGGTGAGGTGACCGCTATAGGTGGGTTAGATCTTAAGATTATCGGTGGAATTCAGGCAGGCGTTACTGAATTTATTTTTCCAAAGGATAATGAAAAGGAGTTTAATGAATTTATTGAAAAATATAAAGAAAAAGATGTTATATCCAGCATAAAATTTCATCAAGTAACTACAATAAATGAGGTTTTGAAATTAGTATACGCGTAAATTTAATATATAGTTATTATTATCTATATTAACTATATATTATGGCATTTACAGCTTCGGTTAAAAATGGTCTTGTCTTATTATCTACTATTTCACCTCTATTATTAGGATTTTTCTTAATCATGGGGTCTATATTTAATAATAACATCAAGGGTGTATTATATTTTAGTGGAGTGTTGATTGCTAGTTTAATTAATTCATTAATGTTAAATCCATTATTTGCTGGTGTAAGGCGAGGGGGAGCATCATGTGATTTAGTTGAATGGTCGTGGGGTAGTAATAGTAGAGAAGATTCGCCCGCATACACAAGTATGTTTATTGCATTTACTTTAGCATATTTAACCACGCCTATGGTATTAACAAATCAGGTTAACGGTACTGTTATTGCTACAATATCTATTTTATTTTTCGTAGATGCATACACTAGATTTGCTCGTGGGTGTGTTGGGAAATTATCCGTATTGCTTGGATTATTGTTTGGAGCAGGAATGGGAATTGGGTGGTGCATGTTATTTTATATGACAGGGCATGCTGATTTATTATATTTCAACGATTTAATTAGTAATAACGTTATTTGTAGCAGGCCACAAAAACAGACATTTAAATGTTCTATTTACAAAAATGGTGAATTGGTTAAGAATCTTTAGTTAAATGAGCCTATATTTGACCTAATATATGTGATATATTCATTTCGTAGTTTATTTCTATTTATAGATTCAGTGAATTCGTGGTTTTCTGATCCATAACGTTTGAATGAAGTGCTCCACATATCACTTAATTTTAATATATTAATATTTTTATACTTTTCAAGAACATCTATTCCTATTAACGGTTTGTTTAATTTTTTATTAATCCTATTATGAAAGTTAAAAAAGAATAATTTAATATCATCCTTAGAATTTATTAAATTGAAATCATATGTTGATATAAAGATTTTGGCGTCCTCTCTACAATATGGGCACGGCAAATTTAAACATATTTTTTTAAAAAAATTTAAAATATTACCACGCTGTATTTTAAAATGTGATTCTTGTATTTTTTCTGCAATGGCGTGGAAAAGCATCCAAGTTAATGGGGCCCATAATCTGGCCTTTGAGTATTCTGTAGGTGGATTCTGTGTAACAATGGGTTGAGGCTGAGGCAGTGGTGGTCGGCGTTGAGGTTGTCTAGATTGAGGCTGCCTAGATTGAGGTTGTCTAGATTGAGGCTGCCGGGTCTGCATCGTTCTCTTTGAAAAATCAAACAAAAATGTGTTCATAATAATATACATAAAGATATAAATATATTATTTATTACATATGAAGAATAATTATATTATTGAAGACAATATTGATTTTTTTTTAGAGTTAAAAAAATCCTTAAATGTAACCGAAAACGATGTTTCATTTAATAATATATGCCTTCTTTCAAAAGAACCTTTAATTGAACATGAAACCATCGAATTATATTGTACTCACAAATTTAATTATATTCCTCTGTATAAAGAAATTAAACAACAAAAGAAGGAAAGGCATAGTTATGATATTATTAAATTAAAGAGAAATGAAATAAAATGTCCATATTGTAGAAATATACAAAAAAAGGTTCTGCCTTATATTAAAGGTGTTAAAGGTGTTACTAAAATTCGAGGCGTTAATTCACCCCCCGAATGGGAAATGTTATTAAATGCATGTGAATATAAATTTAAAGGGGGTAAAAAAAAAGATAGTCTATGTAACAATAAATGTCGCGGGTCATATTGTTTAAAACACCTAACTTATCTTGAAAAGGTAAAAAATAAGGTTATTAAACCGCCTAAATTGCGATTAATGCTTAAAGTAATGCCTGGTGAAAATATCCGCGATATAATAATTTCTGAGGATACACTATCTAAATATGGAATTATAGGATTATATAAAATAGCAAAGGAGTATAAGGTGAAAAATTACTCAAATCGTAAAAGAAATGATTTAATTTGTTTGATTATTTCAGCAAGTCAGGGGGATTTGTGTTCTAATTAAAATAAATAAAATTATAAGTATTTAAAATTGTCTTATAATTTTATAATAATGGAAACAAAGGAAGAATTAGTTAATCACATAAAAGAATGGATAAGTGTAGACGAAGAACTTAAGACGCTTCAGAAGAAGATTAAGTTAAAACGCCTACAAAAGAAAACATTAACGACATCTTTAGTTGATGTTATGAAGAGTAATGACCTTGATTGTTTTGATCTTAATAGTGGGGCTCTCGTATATACAAAAAATAAGGTTAAGTCTACATTAAGTAAAAAGGTTCTTTTAAATGCATTAAAGGAATATTATGGTGATCAGGCTGAAGAAATTGATAAGTTATCTAGCCACATTTTAAACAGTCGTGGGGAAAGTATAAAGGAAGGTATTCGCCGCAAGGTGGAAAAAGAAAAATAATTTGATTATATAAGTATATGAACCCGTCAAGCACCATTAAACAACAAATAGAAGATACGTTTCTTTTTAATTTAAATGAAGAAGAAACACTAAAGGGTTATGAAGAAGATGATGAAGATAAAGATATAGAAGGTACTGTCAATGCCGAGTTAAAAACATATAATTCTGTTCAAATGGCATCTGTTGAAATAAGTAAAATCGACTCAATTGAAGTATTAGCCAAAGAAAAGCCTGATAGTTATTCTTATTATATAGATGATTTAGATACTAATTTTAAAGACATTAAGCGTAATAAGATTAAAATCAATCTATGTCTGTATAGTGTATCGTTTAGTGAGTATAAACCCTTTATACAATATCTTCTTTATAAATATACCCATTCCAGTAAGGAAATTTTATCTTTTCCTTTTTTTATATATAGAACAGGAGATGTAGAATCTGAGATTGCCAAAACATTAAATAAAATAACCAGTGAAGTCTATATAATAAAGGGGTACAAAAAATTTAATAATGAAATTTATGTAGTGGTATCCCTCCCAGATAACGCTTGTGTATTGCAGGAAATTAAATCAAGCGATAAGTGGTGGTTTTCACTTTTGTCAGAAATTATCAATGAGGGAAAGATTATGTATTTTCCTATTCATAATAATGTTCGAAAATTCTTTTCTAATAATACATCTCTGTTATATATTTTAGACCACGATAATGTTCCATACGAATCACCTCTAGCGCTTTATAGTGGTCAACCTAAAGATAAAACTAATTTTATAGCTAAATTTGGCATAGCAAAATCATCTCCATTAGCGTCAATGGGTCCATTTTACTATTTTGGAACATACGAATTAGCATCAAAATTTGCAAGTTGGTCGTATAATTATAAACCTTTAATGTTGGATGATATTTTAATCACAGATAACGAATTTGGTAGATATAAAGAAGGAGGGGTTGTAAGATTTGCGGTATTTACGGGAAAGGTTAAGGTTTTTATGAACCGCGAATTTGACCCAAATGATGATTCACAATTGGCAGCACATCGCGATAAAAGAGAACAAAAAATCATTGATATTAATGGGGATTGGACAAATATATTTGATTCAACATGTGTCTCCGAAATACTATTTAGAAATGGACAATATAATCACCTAGGTGCGCAATATTGTATTAAGAATTATTATCAACAACAATCATTAAGTTATCACTCTATAGACAAAAAATCTTTATCTGCCATGTGGAAACCAGATACGTTAATTAAAATTATTTAAACTTATTAATTTCCTTTAATATATAAATGGATCATCTTAAAAGCCTTTTATATATACTTGTTGGAACCATGTTACTTGTATATACAACCACCAGTATTGCTGGGTTTTTTGATATCAGCATATCAGAATATGGTAATTATTTATTCTTTATGTGTGCATTAGTAATATTTTATATTATATTACCAAAAAAGGCGAGCACTACATTTTAATGTAGATTTCTTTAAGTTATATTTCACATAACTATAAAATTGAACTAAAGATAATACTATATAAATAAGTAAGCATGGAGAGACGAATAAACAAGAAAATCAATGAGTTTTTAGGTAATTATAAAACCGAAGTGAAGGATTATATCCTTAGTTGTAAGGATAATATTGATGGTACAATTGATAATTGGGATGGTAAAGATACAGAATCAATGACTTCCTTGAAAAATATTGTTTCTGGGGAACTAATGACTCTATTGCAGCAAATATACGATCATCCCAATATCAGCCTTATTAAGGAGGATTTTACAAAGCGAAAAAGGGTTAAAAATATTGTACCCTTCTTTGACCGATGCATTGCTTGCAGAGCAAGCCAAGAGCAATGTACAAGGAGGAAAAAGGATAAAAATAATTTTTGCGGAACGCATATTAAAGGCACACCTCACGGCATTATCAAAGAACATAAACCTGAAGGACCTATTGAAAAAAAGGTTAATGTCTGTGTGCGTGACATTAAGGGTATTATGTATTATATCGATAATGACGGTAATGTATATGATACTGAAGAATGTATGGGTAACCAAAAAAACCCCAAAATTATTGCCAAATACATTAAAACTATGGTTGATGGTGAATCCGAATATAGTATACCGGCTTTTAATATTTAAACATATATATAGTAATTACAAATGGATGACACTATTCATGAAGTATTAAAGTGCGTTGGGATACATTTCGAATTATTAGAAAATAATTCTGAAATATTAATTGAACGAGATTCGCTATTAGATGAATCAAAATATAATGAGGTTAAGGAAAAAATTCCTTGTTTAAAAAAATATTTTAGCTCATCTTTTTTAACTAGCCTACAACAAAACGCGGTGACTACACAGAAATGGCCACTGATCAATTTAATTAGACAAATTTTAAAAGCGATATCATATGATATGAAACCAATACGCAAAGCGAACGGTTATACAAAAGAAGGTATAAAAATATACAAAAGATTTTTTAGTATTATTAAACGTCCTATATCTAACCCAATTGTCACAGATAAATAACTTATATTAACTTATATTATAAGTTATGTCGGAAGAATATCCTTGGCAGAAGGATTACGAAACAAAACAAGAGGGTTTAGTGGAAATCGTGGCCGAGATTGGTAAACTTCATAGTGAAGGTGAAACCAACGCTGCTTTAAAAAGTCTCCCTTCAGTAGCTGGACAAAGTTCTGAATCTACCACGATGGGTTTTGTAGACGTTACCATGAGAGAGGCGGAAATTGATAAAGAGATGGAAGAACTATATAGAGCGGAACAATACCTTGGTGGACTGCCGGAGGGAGGTGTAAGCCTAAAGAAAAAAGGTAGTGGGAAATACGAAGGTGAAGGAAAATCCTTTGGTCTTGATGTTGATGCGCAAAGGATAGCTGATGAATTAGCAAAAATGAAAATGAAACGCGTAGAATTAGACATGAAACGCGTAGAATTAGACGCCGTCACAAAAAAAGTTCACGATGCGACGGGGGCCGCAGCCGTTGCTATGAATAAATTCAAAGAATTTATTATTACCATAGGTGGGATTTTAATGCATTTACGTTTATTAGTTATTGCTGGACCTATTAAAAAAAAGGACCAGCAACTGCCCCTTTTATTGTTAAAAGAATTGAATTCTGTGTTGATCAAGTGGGACCTCCAGACAATCTGTAAAGAAGGGAAAAGACTTACCTTGAAGCTGCAATGGGTGCCCAAATGGACTAATGATAATACGGATGTTGAAGCTATGTGTGAAAGGATAATGCCTATAACAATAATGTTAAGTGAATTGGTGGCTCTCGCGAGGAAATCAAAGGAAAGAGGAAACGCCGCTGAAATACAAATATTAAATAATATAGTTGAAAATGGGAAATTGTTTATGCAATTGAGAGAGAGATTAATAACGCCTGAACAGCGTGCTGCAGCACAGGAGGCGCTGGAGATGGCACAATTGAGTCTTGATTTAGATGCGCGACGGCGGGTAGACGCGCTTCATAATGTGTCAACTAAACACCCAGGTGGTGTTGGTGGTGGTAGCACAAGACGAAAATCTAAAGGCAAGGGTAAATACCGCAAATCTAAAAAGTGTAACAAAAAATCTAAAGGGAAGTGTGGAAAATCTAAAAGACATCCTAAATCAAGAGTTAAACGTATTACACGAAGGGTTCGCAAGTAAAATTATTATATTATATTTATTAACATTCATACAATATAATATTATAGAACAATTTCCAGTTGAAGTCGAAATTTGGTGACTATGTCTTCAACGGAACAAAGGGAACGAGTGTTCACCTCCACCACCCCGTACCCACCTCTGAAAAAGATCCGCGGGCTTTGTATATGCGAGACCCTATCACAGACTTCAATGGATGCAAAAATTTCAAGAGTGTAAACATGGAAAAAAATACATGGCAACAAAGCCTTCCTCTCAATCATATGGTAAAATAAAAGATATGACAGACGAATATAAAAAATATAGTTTATGAATAACTACTTTGTTTATGAAAAAAAGCCTTTAGAAAAAGATTTATTTATTTTTTTATATACCTTTCTTATATATTTTCTTTGTATATATTATAAGTTATGGGTGACACGTTGAATGAACTGTTTGCAGACACCAACTATGATATAAATAGATTGGTCGAAAGACGTTTAACATTGGGGGAGGGTAGGAAAGATGCAGCTACCAACGAATTCGGCCCCGATAAGGAGTCGGGGTACATACTAAGGGGAATTGCAGCTCGTCTCGAGTTAATGAAACCGTTATGTAAAGCAGATGAAGGGTGTGGTGTGGTTTACCTTGGAGAGTTCGCAAACGTAGTAAATAAAATACGAGGAAAACCAAAACAAAACTACAAAAGAAATATCGCAGATTTTGGAATAATAATTGATGATTGGAGAATTTTTTTTGCCTTTTACGAATCTACAAGGTGGACGGCAGCCACTCCATCGCAAATAGATGTCGCCAGCACGCCTGGCGGTGGCGGCACAAGACGAAAATCTAAAGGCAAGGGTAAATACCGCAAATCTAAAAAATGTAACAAAAAATCTAAAGGCAAGCGTGGGAAATCTAAAAGACATCCTAAATCAAGAGTTACACGAAGGGTTCGCAAGTAAAAATTATATTTTTAGTGCGGTTCATAGTGGCTCATCTATCCTTTATCTTTTCGTTTAATACTTTTTATTACGATTATAGTTTGATTATTTACGCTTTTTGGTCATGTGTTTATTATTACGATACATCAATATTTTAATATTTTAATGTATTTTTCATAGATCTCATATTCATAATAACACTTCATTTAACTATAAATACATACGTAAAGTGATTATAGTTAAATAATTAGCTTATGTGAAAAGGATTGGACTAAAAAAGATATCTTATCAGATAAAATCGGTTGAGATTTTGAATATATATATGAAAGTCCAATGCCGATACCAATAGTAGACTCCTTGTGTTTTGATGGAATATATTTACTAGAAAGATTTTTTCCAACAAATGGAAAAATTCTAATAAATTTATTAATATAAAACGCGGCAATAATTAATATAACCATATGTATAACACATTCAGACACGATTCTAAATTTTGATTTTGTTTTATCCAATGGTATAGCTAAATTATTAATATTAATAGAAATATAAAAGGCTACAAAAAAAGCAAGTATTGCATATTGTGATATTTCTACTAACTTTAAAAATCTTATAATGTTAAAGCGAAATAATCGTTCAACGTTTTCTTTTACAAAAAATGTCATATAATATATATATATATTAATAAACAACCTAATGATTCCGTATTATTAATTTCAGGTGTAATATTTTTACCTTTTATTATAGATCTATGTTCAATTGTTTTACTATACCATAATTTATTTACTAACTCACGCCTCATTTTATCTAATTTCCAATAGATATTTGTACCCAAGTTAAACCTTGACATTTTCATCTTCCCATTTTTAAATTGTCATCCCACCTTCCATTAATGCTTGTGGATACTGAGAGAGGTATGCACCCCTACTAATTGAAAAAGTACACCATCAACACACACATATTTATCGTTTCATGTAGAGACAACAATGAGGTCAGTTTGAGGCAGTCATTGAGGGCGTTTGGGGGTGCTTTATAAGTCACATTGGCGCCAAATTATGATTGTGGTCAGTCCACACCACTTGAAGGAGTTCTACCATATCTCATCGCACCGCCACAACCCGTTTCATTATCAGGAATTATGTATGATCACGACATCCAAATGCTTGTGAATACCGAACGAGGTGTACTGGCTCGTGGTTGTGGTATGTATCTAGAAACGGGAAAATCAGAATCCGTTTATGAAAATTTATATTTTGTACAAATATAAATTTTAAGTTCTATTTTTTACATGTCTTTTGCACGCTACCCCACCCGGTGTGCCGTGCCCACTGTTAGGGCGGTGATAGGCGCCTAGGGGTGGACCATTTTCTATACTGAATATCATTGGTAACACCTGAAGACGAGGTGCGCCTATAATTATGATATCTACTATCGTCCCCCCAAACATAACATTTTTAGCAGGCGATTTGTGGAAAATATTGCCGTAATATAAAGTAACCTTGGTTAAACCAGAACCTCGGAAGGCATCGGTTCCGATGCTGGTGAGGGACTTTGGGAAGGTCACGGACTTCAACGACCAGCATCCCCAGAAAGCATACTTTCCGATGCTGGTGACGGAGGTGGGGATCGACACGGCCGCCAACGAGGTGCATTCATCAAAAGCACTCTCTCCGATGCTGGTGACGGAGGTGGGTATCGACACGGCCACCAACGAGCTGCATTTACTGAAAGCATGCTCGCCAAGGGTAGTGACTGAGGTGGGTATCGACACGTCCACCAACGAACTGCATTTACGGAAAGCAGCCTCCCCAATGGAGGTCAGCCCCTCTGGCAAGGTGATAGCCACCAACTTGTTGCATCCATAGAAGGCATGAAATCCGATGATGGTGACTTTCTCTGGGATGGCGATGTTCGCCAACGAGGTGCATCCATTGAAAGCCCCCTGGGAAATTTCAAGGAGTCCAGAATCAGGTCCAAACGTTACTTCGGTCAAGGAGGTTATGCCTTGAAAGAGGTGCGCCCCTATATGTTCGACCCCAGCACCAATCACAACGCTTGTCAAAACCATCGTTTGGCCGACCACTGTTGGGATGGATTGGAGGACGTTGGCGGTTCCCGCGCTGTTGTTGGTAGCAGTTAGGGTGAAGGGGGAGGTGGGGTTGGCGGAGTCCTTGAATTTGAAGGTAGAAGTTGTACTCATATATATATATGAAAAGAAAAGAAATGAAATGAGAGAGAAGAAGAATGTGCTAGAAATGAGAAAGTAAAGAAAACAAATGATAGAGGTGTGCAGGGTCGTGGTTGTGGTATGTATCTAGAAACGGGAAAATCAAGAACCCGTTTAAGTTCTATTTTTTACATGTCTTTTGCACGCTACCCCACCCGGTGTGCCGTGCCCACTGTTAGGGCGGTGATAGTCGCCTAGGGGTGGACCATTTTCTATACTGAATATCATTGGTAACACCTGAAGACGAGGTGCGCCTATAATTATGATATCTACTATCGCCCCCCCAAACATAACATTTTTAGCAGGCGATTTGTGGAAAATATTGCCGTAATATAAAGTAACCTTGTTTAAACCAGAACCTAGGAAGGCATCGGCTCCGATGGTGGTGAGGGACTTTGGGAAGGTCATGGACTTCAACGACCAGCATTCCTTGAAAGCAGCGTTTCCGATGGTGGTCAGCCCCTCTGGCAAGGTGATGGCCGTCAACTTGTTGCATCCAAAGAAAGCGCTGCCTCTGATGACATCAACACCTTCCATGCCTTCAATGGACGTCAACTTGTTGCATCCATTGAAGGTGCTGATGTCGATGATGGTGACTTTCTCTGGGATGGTGATGGCCGTCAACGAGGGGCAGTAGGCGAACGCACCATCACTGATGCTGGTGACTCCTTCCATGCCAGACACGGACGTCAAGTCGGAGCATTTACTGAAAGCATACCTTTGGATGGTGGTGACTGACTCTGGGATGGTTATAAGAGTCAACTTGTTGCATCCAAAGAAAGCATCGTTTCCGATGGTGATGACTCCTTCCATGCCTTCCACAGACGTCAACTTGGTGCATCCGGAGAAGGCTGCGAGCTGGATGTCGGTGACTGACTCTGGGATGGTGATAGCCGTCAACGCGGCGCATCCATAGAAAAGGAAGTGGGAAATCGCAAGGAGTTCAGAATTAGGTCCAAACGTTACTTCGGTCAAGGAGGTTCTGTTCTGAAACACTGAGCTCATAATGCCGGTGATAGCAGCACCAATCGCAGCGCTTGTCAAAACCTCGCCAAATAGCGGTTCCGTGAAGTCGATGTGTGCGGTATCGAGAATGGTTGATGGCGGCTGTGCAATAACCTCTGTGAAGGCGTCTGAGTATGGGTCCGTGAATATGAAGGTAGAACTTGTACTCATATATATATATATGAAAAGAAAAGAAATGAGAGAGAAGAAGAATGTGCTAGAAATGAGAAAGAAGAAGAATGTGCTAAAAAAGGAGAGAGAAGAAGAATGAGCAAAAGAAATAGAAAGTAAAGAGAGAAATGAGTGAGGTG